GTGCCGCCGCCACCGCCGCCGCCGCCGTTGCCGGTTGAGCCGAGGAAGCTGAAGATGCCGCAACCGCCGCCGTTGCCCGACGCACCGGCTGTGTTGCCGCCGCCGCCGCCCGCGCCACCGCTAGCCAGATAATAGGGTGCCGTCCCGACGCAAAATCCGCCGAGGTTTCCGGCTGTTCCGCCGGTAGTGTTGGCACCATTGGTACCGCCAGTGCCGCCGACGCCTGCAGCGCCCGCAGCTCCCCCTTGCCCCGGCGTTCCTTGAAGAACAGCGGTGAGGCCGCCGGTGATGGAAGTAATACCGCCAGTAGTGCCTACGACACCCGGCGCGCCGCCCGCGCCACCGTCCCCAATAGTCACGACAAGCGTGGCTCCGGGCGTAACCGCAAGCACGAATCCAGAAGATGCACAGGCGGCGCCACCACCACCGCCACCGCCTGCGGTCGCTGCCGATGCTTGGCCGCCGCCCCCACCGCCGCCGCCGCCACAAACCTTGTTAACGTTGATGGCTGTAACGCCTGCCGGAACAACGAAGTTGTTCGCGCCGACCGTGGTGAAGCGAACCATGATCGGCGCGCGAAAGACGGGGCTCGTCACAGTCTGCGCCGCGATGGGGCTGACGCAGGCTGTCAACAATGCGGCGACGATGGCGCCGGTCAGGCTGAAGATTTTCACTGGTGATCCCCGTGTTACTTGGTTGAGACGACAAAAGCGCACGTACCGCCTGTGCCACAGGTCGCATTGATAGCGCCGGTTTCTACAGACACAGAATCAGCGCACCCGAATGTGCCGCCCGGCTGGACCTGAAACGAGTTCGACGTTGTCGCCGATCCGAGCGTGCCAGGGTAAACATATCCGATGGTCGTGCTGTTGTTCTGAATCAGACAGCTCTTCCGAGCGGTGTTGGCCGCGAGCAGCGTAGCGAATGTACCGGGGGTCACTGCAGGTGTGGTGATGGTCCCAGCACCATTAGGCATCGCCTTGATCTGCACGAAGGCACCGTTGGTCACATCGCCGCGCTGACGCACCCAATTCGTCGTGCCATCCCAAAGGATGTTGGCCGCCATGGTCATGGCGAAGTCGTTGTCATTCGAGATCGTGTCGCTCGGCCGCTGCGACGTCGAAACCTGCATCACACCATTGGCGATCACCTGTAGGCGAAAGCTGGTCTGCAGGGTGCCCCCGTTCGTGTAAACGACGCGCATATAGCGCGCGGCCTTCTGAACGACGAAGACTTTGCCGGTGGCTGCCGGGACGGTATAGACGTCGGTGATATCCCAATTGGTGCCATCGCTCGACTGTTGAATGGAAAGACCGTCCGTCGCCGATGCGACGTTTGAGATCACGCTGACGCTGTAGGACGAGGCATTCAGGCCGTCATAGGCGGTACCGGTGAAGACGCCAGCGGCACCGAGGGCAACGGCGGATGAGTTCGTCGTCGACACCACGTTGACGCTGTTCACCGCCCCGATGGTGTTGGTGCCGGCTGGAATCGCTCCATTGACGCTGGCATAGACGCCCTTCAGCAGCGAGATTACCGAAGCCGATCCCGAGCCAGCATAGGCCGCGTCGGCGGTATTTCCTTGCGCGATATCCCAACCGTTGGTGCCGGCGCCGGCCGCAAATGCGCCGGCCGACAGTGCGCCGGCTGCGTACGAGCCCAAGGCCGCCGTGATAGGACCTCCCCCACCGCCTCCGCCTGCGGTAGTAGCCAACGGATTATTGGCTCCGATCAATGGACATCCGGCAACCGTGCCATCGCACAGTTTATAGGTCGGAGGATTCTGGGCGACAGCTGCCGCTCCAAATAGAATGGCGCCGAACAGGCCGCCGATAATCGATTGCAGCACGCGCATAATCGCCTCGTCAGTTGGTGGACATGCCCTGCACTGTCCGCATTGTCATCGAGCCGCCCGAGAGAGAGGCGATAACCAAGCGAACACGCGTGACTGGGGTGATAAATGCCGCGTTCGCACTGGCCGCTGTTGCAAGAGGAATATCACTGCTTGTGAACCACGTCGCCGCAGCGTCAGTCATCGTTGGACTGGAGAAATCGTCGAATGTGTATTGGAGGCTGTAGCTCGCAACCGCCGCCCCGTTAAGAGCAACCGACACCGATGCGTTGAATGGCGCAATTGAGGGGTCGAGGTCCAGCGAAGCCTTGGTGCCGGTCGTGGTGTAGGTTTCTGCGCGCTGGTACGGCATGCGATCCTCGTTTCAGACCGCTAGTCGCCTTCGCCAATGCTTGGGTACTTGCGGTAAACTGCTTCCCTGACTTTGCGCTTCAGATCGGGAAGACCCTTTTGGCTCACCCGGGATAACGCATTGCGAGCGTGGCTGATGTCATTGACCGGATATGAACGATCCGGCCCGGCGAAGTCCTTGCCGGGGAGATCGTTACGCTCCTTTGACGTCAGCCGCGCCATTGTTAGCGCTTCGGCGCTGACGTGGTCGCACGAGCCGACGAGAACGGGTTCTTGTCGGCGCCCACACGGCCACCTGATGCACGGTGCGGCTTGTCGGCACGGCGCTTGGCCATCGGCTCTGCGCCCATCTCGACGACCTTACCGCCCTTCTTGCGGGCCTTGGCTTCTTCAAAGACGCGGGGGTTGCCGCCGGCCTGAACGGGCGCGATGCCGCCGCCGGATGCCTTGCAGGTCTTCTTCATTTCATGGCGTGCGCGGCTCATGTCGTCATCCTCTACTTTGCACCCGGGTCCGTGGGCTCGGCGCGGCCTACCGCGATCAGTTCGTTTAGCGCTGGGCCGCGACCATCACATAGTCGACCAGCAGGGTCTGGGCTCCACCGCTCGCACCGTTGGTGAGCGCGATGGTCATATTGAGGCCGGTAGCCGCCAGCGGCAGATTGGTGATCGGCAGTCGCGCCACAATGGCGCTGCCCGAATACACGATGATGGTGTCGCTGCCGTCATAGTGCAGACCTACCTCGACATAAGTCGCCGCCACCATGGTCAGTACGTTCGAGCTGCTGGTGGTCGACGCCTTGGTGGCCTTGGCGGTGAGGACTGCCGAGGCCGAATCCTTGCGGAAGTAGACGCCGTCCACGACCGTCAGCGGGGTCGCGGTGGTCTGGATCAGGCCGATCAGAAGTGCCGATAGCGTCGCGTTCGAGATGTTGAAGCGAGCCTTCATCCACAGCTGCTTGCCAGCCACGAGATTGAAGGTAGCGGCCTTGAGCTGCAGCGCGTCGAGATCGGCATTGCCGGCGGTGTTGACCATCGACAAGATGCCGCCATTGCCGGCGACAATCGAGTTGGTCGGCGAGCCGGTCGCGGAGACTGTGAAGTCACCGGCCGTGTAGACGTCGAAATCGTTGAAATACTGATGGACCGCCGAAGGGTCCATATCGATGAAGGTCTGCAACGGACCCGGGGTCGCCGCATTCGTAACGCCATCGGGGAAATTGGTCGCGACCATCGTCTTATCCTTTATCCGCTGCGAGCGAACTCACCGTGTAGTTCCTCCGAACGCCTCAGATAGGCGGCATGCGCCAGTTCTGGAGTATCGAAGTATCCCAAGTGCTCGCGCACCCCGTCTTTTGTCGCGATGGCCCGGTAGCGAATGGACCTTCGTTTTTGGACTGCCTGAACTCCCTTCGGAAGCGCAGACGCATTACCACTCTTGCGATACTTTCCGCAGTTCGCCTTGTTCTGAGAACCGGTGGCAAGCCGCAGATTATCCCACTTGTCGTTACCGGTGTCCGTGTCAGCATGATCCACCTGAGAGGGCGGCCATTCTCCAGTTACCAGAAGCCAGATAATTCTCGATCCTCGGTACAGCTTGCCGTTGATCGTGACGTATCTGTATCCTTCCTTGTTCGTCGTCCCACCAGCAATCGAACCCGCTGGTATTCTTCCGAAGCGCCCCGATGGATTTCTCCACCGCAAAAGACCTTCGCTTTTGTCGTATGTGAAAAGCGCATTCACATCATCATAGGTTAAATCTTTGAGCATCTACTTCTCCCCGTAACCTTGCGCACATGCAGATTATCGGGGAGAATAACAATTGTAAATACAAGCCTATGAGGTCGGAAACTCGCCCCAAGCCGCGCGCGGATCGTTGTAGCCGAAGCTGTAACGCTCGTACGCCTTGACCAGCAGGTTGTCCGTGATGTTGTCAACCCACATATCGCTCTCGTACGGTATACGGAGCATGTGGATCAGACCCTCGATGTTGGTGGTCAGGAACCACGCAAAGTTCGAGGTGAGGAAGTCCATCACGATGTGACCTTCCGGCAGACCGCCGGACGTCGTCAGGATGGCGTTCACGTCGTTGTTGGCAGTGCCCGGGCGCAGCTCAGTCTTCATCAGACGGATTGCGGTGGGCTCCAGCGCGACCGGGACGATCAGGCGCCGCGCACGGGCCAAAATCTTCAGACCACGCTCGTTGACGAACTGGCTGCGGACGTTGGCCATATTGGCGAGCAGCGACGATTCGTTCAGCGACTTCGGCACCGCCGAGGTATTCGCCCACGTTCCCTGATCCCACGGGTGGGCCGTGGAGAACAGCGGCTGACCGTCACCGATCTGGGTGGGGTTGTAGACGTTGCCGAGGTTCAGGACGTTCGCGCCTTGGATTTCCTTGAACTGCGCGAAGGCTTCCTGCAGCTTCAGGTTCGTCGGGTTGAACTGGGCCTTGTAGAGATTGTCGTCGATGGCCTTGCGGGTGATCGCATAACCGAGGGCGACCTCGATGTGCACGAACGCCCAAGTGAAACGCTCACCTGCGTTGTTGTCGAACTGCGTCGCCGCGCCTTCGTCCTTCAGGAACGGCAGAGCCACGAACGCCATCTGCGTCGAACGCTCAACCGCCATCGCGGACTTGTGGGTCTTGAAGACCTTGTCCCACTGGCGCGGGATCATCTCATAGGAGCCCCGGACGTCAAACAGTCCCGGGAGGAGTTCGGAGCGGATGCTCGCGAGTGCAATAGGCATCTGTCAGAACTCCCCTTATGCCAAGCCAGTCAGCTGCTTGTAGCCGACGTTGTTGAATGTCACGACGGCCCAGCCGTATGGCGTGGTCGGGTCAGCCCCGTTACCGACAACACCGAAGTTGCCAGCCGTGGTGCAGACCGCCACGACGCGGAACGGCAGCGTGTTGGTGGTGTTGAGGCTCGACTGATCGACAGTCGCACCCGAATAACCCGTCGCGGTGTTGCCGGTGCCGATGGCATAGCCGACGTTCTCGCCGATATTGGCGGTCACGAGCGAGGTGTTGAGAGCCGCCGCGAGGAAAAGCGCGTTCGGGGCGTTGATGATGTAGGCGGTTGCGTTCTGGCCGGCCGCGCCGGGCCAGAAGGGCGACCACTGAGGCGTACCGCCGACTGGCGTATACATGCAGCCGTCGAACACACCCTGCAGGGTCGAGACGTTATCGGCGCCCTGCTGGATGAAGCCTGTGGTCGGGTCGAACTTGACCGGGTCGCCACGGAAAATCTTGGTGGTGTTGGACGACAGGATCGTTCCGGTCGCCATCTGGAAGTCTGGCGCACCACCGGAGGTGTATCCGATGTGGCGGAAGCCGAAAGTCGCTTGGGTGTTAGCCACAGAAGTGCTCCGGTGCTCGGGGCTTCCTAGCTCGCGTGGCCGGGGACATCGCCTTGGGAATTTGTGATCCGCAACCTGCGCGTTTGCGGTAGATGCCAGAGCTTCTGGCGGCGCTTCAGCTCCTGCTTGGAGCCGGGATGCTGAAATTAATCAGCGCTGGAATTGTCTATACGCAGACTTTTCTGTGACCGTCAAGAGAAACGCGCTCTAACTCGAATAGATGGCACACCCGTGGTCCGTCGCCGTGCTCCCAGCGCACCAGTGCCCAGAACGATTTCCGGCCCGCTATCTCCATCTCTCGGACGAAGTATAGCGAGCCGGCGTTATCCCTCCCGCGCTGCCTGACGATGTCGCCGACAGCGGGGGTATCAGGCGGCGCTTTTGCCACTAGCGTCGAAGTCCTTCTGGGCCTGCTCGCTCCACTTCGCAAAACAAGCCTGATAGGCATATGCGCCCACATGCGTCATCTCATACGCGATGGACGCCCACACGTTGCCGCCGGTCTGGCGGTAGCGCCGGCAGAACGAGATGTCCTCCGAGACCTTCCCCTTCTCCGCGCGCATCTCGTCGAAGAAGCACAGGGTGCGATGGGCGCCGTGCTGCTTGAAATCCTCCAGCAGAATGTGATCGGCGATCAGCTCGGGGAATTTCTCGATCATGGCCGTCACGGCATCCCGGCGGATCAGGAAGCAGCCCATCCCGAGGGCCTCGACCTCCATGAAGCCGCCGCGCACCTGCGCCTTGTCCGGTCCGCCAAGGCCGCTGCCAGCCCAGACGATGGGAAGCGTGCGCTTCGGATAGGCGGCGCCGACCATGGGCTCGCCGAAGGCCAGCATGTCGAGGACCATCTGGGGCGAATATCCCATGTCGTCGTCCAACATCAGCAGATGCGTCGAGTTCGGCATGGTGTCGTACCAGATCGACAGCACCACATTGCGGATTTCCGCGATGTCGGGCCACGAATAGGTCGAGATGCCGGCATGGATGCCCTTGGACATAAATGCCGACATCAGCGCGTGACTGGATTCGAACGCCGTCGCGGTGATTTGCCCCCGGAATGAGGGCATGAACACAAAGACGTTCGTCATCAGAAGTCCTCGCCTTCGACCTGATGCTGCGGACGCGGAATATCGGCACCTTCGTCCATACTCACGCGGAATCCGCCCGCAACCTTGCGCTGGCTGGCGACATCGGCGCCCGGCAGCTGCTTCTGGGTCATGCGGAGTGCGTCGGTGCGATCACGAACCTGCGCACGAGCGCGCGCCGTATCCTCCTCGCGGGCCTCCTTGGACAGGCTCGACGGACGTTCCTCCAGCCGCATGCCCTCGATGATGATCGAGCCCTCGAAACCATGAGGCGTCCAGCGGCCCGCGTGACGCGATGCCGGCACTGGGCGCCACCCGTTCTCGTGCATCTGGAGGTCCCCGCGCTCGACGTCCTGATTGAGCACCGTGACGGTGTTCCACTGGTAATCCCAGCCCATCGGGATTTCATTCGGCGGGACGGCAAAGTTGTCGCCCTGCGTGGTGCGACGACGCGTCAGCACCTCGCCGCCGTGTCCCTGCGCGACCGCAGCACCGCGACGTGCCGCCTCTCGTGTCGGTTCACGGGCGGCCTCACGAACGCCCTCGGCGCGCGGCGGCGCCGGGCGCGGGTTGGTGCGCATCACCTGCGCTTCGGCCGGGCGCGGCACGATAGGCGGGCGGCGCCCCGGTGCATTTTTCGGCTTCGGCTTCGGTTTCGCGGCAGCGGCACCCCGAGGGGTGGAACGGCGGATTTCCGGCGCGTCGTCGTGGTCAGTCATTTTTCTCTCCTGTGGACAGGTTCTTGGAACGTACGTTCCTGACAGCGATGGGGAGCAGGATGGCGTTTAGCGTCGGCCACCACTCCCGGCCGGGCTCCTGCATCTTCCGGTACAGCTCATCCGCGATCTCACCGGGGACCAATGTCCGATCCGGCAACACCACGGCGTCCTTCAGCCTGTCGCGCTCGGCGAAAACATCCGACATGAGGTGCAGCATATCCATCGGGACAGAAGACGTGTTCTCGATGGTCTTGTTGTGACCGAACTCGGTGACCTTGGCGGTATCCAGCTTGCCGATCGAGGTCTGCGTGGCCTCGACGACATGGCCCGTGAAACCACCGCCGGACACCTTTTCCTTCCAGTCGTCGACCATCTTGTGAGCGGCAGAGACTTGGGAGGCGCGCTCGGCGTCAATCTCGTGCTTCGGCTTCTCGAATAGCCCGAGTCCGCTGACCTCGATGTCACCGACATGACCGGCCGGCATGAACAGTCCATCGTGACGAGATGCCGGCACCGGAGCCCAGCCACCACTCCCGTTTTCGAACATTGCGCGATCATGCACGAGGTGCATCCACTGATATCCACGGCCCTGCGGGATGATGCGCGGGTCAACCTCGAATGGATCGGCGCCGCGCTGCCGCGCCACTACCGTGAACCCGGCCGCCCAGAGATCATCAATCGACTGAGCGGAGAGGTAATCGCGGACGGACGCCATTAGGTCACAGCGCGGTCGTACAGACCGGCCTTCATGCCCTCATGCTTGCGACGCGCCATTTCGGCGAGACCGATGGGGTCACCCTTCTTGAACAGGTTCTTGCCGCTCGGATCGTCGTAGTTCCAGACGAGGGTTCCGTCCGTCGCCGACGTGGCCTCTCCGCGCGTCAGGCGAACGTCGATACCGCCGTTGAGAGGACCCTGCGCACCAGCCGCCGAAGCAGCCGCAGAACTGGGCCGGGTACCGTCCCCTGTCTTCTTCTCGACCTTGGCAGCCGGCGCAGCGCCGATGCCGGCCTCGATCCGCTGGAAATACTCGTCGGTGTCGACCGGGATATCATCGGCCATGGCGAGGTTGTGGGCTGCCAGCATGCGGGCGTTCTTCTTCGGATCAGTGACGCAATCCGGGTGAGCCTTGATCCACGCGGCACTTCGCGGGGACATCTGCTTGGTGAACTCCTCCACGGGGTCAGTGTGGGTCGGGGCAGCCCGCTGGTGCGGTGTCTTGTCTGCGGCGGGGCGCCGCTTGGTGGCGTCCTCCAGATCGTCCTTGGCCTCCGTGAAGCGCAGGACGCGGGCCTCTGCGCTCGCCATACGGCGCTGTGCCCGTGCGGCAGCGAGGAAGTCTCCCGCCTCCGTGGCGGTCACATAGGCGGCCTCTGCGGAATCGGCCTCGGCCTTGGCCGCCGACAGACCGGTCTCGACCGTATCCATCTGGCTGCCGATCACCTGCTCCTCGGCGGCTGCAAGGCGCTGCTTCGTATCCGCCAGCTCTCGGGCGGTCTGGCCTGCGGTCGCCTGCGTGGCCGTCAGACGGCTCTGCATGTTGGCAAACTGGCCCTTCAGGTCGTTGAGCGGGTCGTCGTCGGCGTGGGCCGCCGTCTTCGCCACTTTGACGTCCTTGGGGTCGGTGATGGTCACGCCATCGGTTGAGCCCGGGAGGGATACGATGATTTCGTCGTTGTCGTCAGCCATGTCAGTCTTCCTTAATTACAGCGTGGGACGATCCCATTTGGATAACATTGACCCCGTTCTTACGGAGTTGGTCGCGGGCGAACTCCATCAATTCGCTACGATCCTCCGGGACATGCTGCCGAGCATGACAGCGGCTCAATACTTCGAACATGACATCGAGAACCTTTTGAGCGGACGTTGTATCTTGCCGTGCCAGAAATCGGAGGAACGGCAGAACCTCGGAGAAGGTCTCGGCGAGATACCCAGCCTCCTCAGTTGCAATGCCGCGCTCGGCATCCTTAATGATTAGGGCCAGCGACCGCATCAGTAATAAATCCCCGGGTCCTGCACCTTCATCAGGATGCGCGTGTCAGAGAACAGGCGGCACGGAATCTCGTTGATGAACAGCGACACGCCATCGGCGGCCACATACATCACCCAATCGCCCACCGCCAGACTGTCGCCGTTGAACTTGGCGATGTGGTCGTCCCGGAAGGCACCGGCGCCGAGCGCCACCACAATGCCGACGTTGCCCTGAAAGCGATCTTCCTCGACCACCTTGTCGGGCATGAACAGGCCGCCCTTGGTGCGCGCCGGGGCCACGTAGCCCATCACCAGCACCTGCGAGTGCAGCACCTTGATCTCGTCCTTCAGGACGTTCTTGGTGAGCCAAACAAGGGACTTCTTGGGTTCCCGGGCGATAGCCCGCAGGTGAGCCAACCGTGGATCGGTCACATTGACCTTGTCCTCGGAGATTTCGCGCATTTTGCCGATAGCGTTGGAGCGGGCCATTTATTTTTCCTGTGAGGGGAGGGGGTCTTTGTTTGAAACGAGGAGACGCATGTAAAGCGCATACCCCTTTTTATGGCGAGCCAACTCTGGCTCTATACGCCAATAGATCGCCCCAGACCTGCCAGACGCATAGGCATCAAACGCTACTTTCGCGGCGTCGATAGCCGCGTCAGGAGTCTCGAACACCTGACCGGGGGAGCCTACTTCGCTCGGCTGCAAACTTGGGGTAAATTCAACGTAAGGCTCACCGGTCACCGAAAGACGATGAGACGTGGGTTCTCCCACCTTAAACCGGGCCTCGCAATATCCCTTGAGATTTGCGATTAATTCCATTGCCTGCACGGCGATCATTAGGGGCGTCCCTTGCGTAGTCCTGCCCCGGCATGGGGCGGTTCGGTCGTTCTAGGCGTCCAGCTTGGCCTGCGCGGCCACACAGAGCGCGATAGCGAGGTCGAGGCCCTGTATGACCCCGACTGCATTGCGGTAATGATCGAATGTCTGGGAGGCGCCGGCCACCATGGCCTCGGCCTGCGTTGCGCGCGCATCTTTCAGCTGCTGCAACAGTGCGCGAGGAAGACGACGATCATCCTCGCGCAGCGTTCTGACGGGCTCTTGTTCGTGGATGGCCACTATTTGGCTCTTGCGGCCTTGGCGAGGCGCGCTTCCCCGCCGCCGGCCCCACCGGGCAGCTTTGGCCCCATGCCGCCCTTGGCGGGGCTGCTGATGCGTCCGCCGGTCTTGAACGACACAACGCCGCCTCCGGCCGCGAACGTCACCACACGGGGCCGGTTGAGTTCGTCAAGGTCGTTCTTGCCCTTGTCGTGGGTCACCGGGGTCTCGGCCCGGCTCTTGTTGAATACCGCCGTGCCCTTGTTGACACTGCCGCCACGGGCACGCATCGGCATCGGAGGGCCTCCGGCGCCCGGAGGAGGCATCATCGGGCCGGCGCTCGGCGGCGGACCCGGAGGAGGCCCCGGCGGCATCGGGGGCGGGCCGGGCGGCATCATTGGGGGCATCGGCGGAGGCGCCGGTGGCTGCTGGCCGCCGGTGATCACGTTGACCACGGTGCTCGGCTTCTTCACGCTGCCACCCCGAGCGCGGTGCGGGCGATCTGCCCTACGCTTGGCCGGCTCGTCCTCGTCCATGTGGTGCATGGCGGTCTTCTTCGCCTTCACCTTCATCAGTTGCTTGTCGGCATGCACTCCGCCGCCCTTGGCGTAATCGGAAGTGAGACCCTTGACGCGCGCGCGCTCTACAGCGCTCTGCCGGAATTTGTTGTAGGGGTGAGACATAGGATGTCCTCGATGGCCCGGCGCGGGCAGGGGGTGCGATGCCCCTATATGCCCGCTATTTGGGTTTTCAGCAATATCACTTCTTCTTCGGCTTCTTCTTCGCGGCGCCCGCCGGCTTAGGTGGATTGAGCGCCGAGTGGGTCTGGGTGTCGGCCTGCTGCTGCGAGATGCCAATCTTCTGACCTTCAAGCCCCAGCTTGCCGCTATCGACGCCGCGTTGATGCGCGTGCTGATTCTCGGCCAGATCGGTCTGGCGGTGCTCCAGCTTCAGCTTCTCCTCGTTCATCAGCGCCTCATGCGACATCTGACCGATCTCGGCCGCATCCTTGTTGAGGTTGCGGGCGTGATCCGCCGTATCCTTGGCGCGCTGGTGCTCGGCGTCTTCGCGCTCGCCGCCGTGCGCGATAAGCGTCTTGGCGAGGTCGATGGTCTTGCCCTTGTTGGAGCCGTCGATCTTGAGCTGCTCCAGTCCCGGCTTCTGCGCGGCGACGGCGGCATCCACCTCGATCTTCTTGGCCTTGTTGTCGGCCTCCTTGGCCTTGGCCTGTGCCTCGATCATCTCCGGGCTCGGCGGGGCGTTCGGGTCCGGCTTCTTCAGCAAGCCGTTGATATCCTCGCGCATCGCGGTGAGGACGCGCCGCAGCACCTCCTCCTTTTCAAGCAACGGCCCCAGCGGCCCATTCAGCAGCTCGACCAGCGCGACGGCCTTCATGACGCGGTGGATGTGGCTCGGGACGTTCGGGTCCGATTTCGGCACCAGCGTCTTGGTTTCCAGTGCCTCGATCAGGTTCTGTGTCGTCCAGTATCCCTGCGCGTTCTTGTTGCCCTTCCAGAACGATTCCGGGTTCTCCCGGAATAGGTCGGCGATCAGCTGCAGCTCCTCGTCCTGCGCGGTGTGCTGGCCCTTGTGAGCCGCCGCCATCACCTTGGTGGCCTGCTCGATGTGGGCGATCATGGTGCCGACCGGGATGTTCTGCATCCCCTCGCCGACCGGAATATCGGGCGATCCGCCGACGTCCTTGGCCTGCTGGGTGATCTTGTCGATCAGCGCCATGAAGCCGGCCGTGACGTCCTTGTAGGGCAGCGCCATCACGACGTCGCTGATCGGCCGGTTGTTGGTCTCGATCTGCTGGCCGGTACCGGGCGAGAGCCGGAAGTCCGACGACATCTGGCGACCGCCCAGCTTGTCGGTCAGGAACGATGGGAAGTTCGCATACATGCCGGCATCGAGACTGATGCGCCACGCCGCCGTCATCGCCGAAGTCGAGTTGCCGAGGATGTTCAGCAGGCCGGTGCCGTAGAAGCCCGGGCCGGGGACGTACGGATATTTGACGTACATCTTCTTGCGATTGCAGTCCTCGTCCTCCGGCTTCCAGTCGCGGCGCACCGACAGGATTTCGCGCGAATCCTTATCCATCGTCACAAGATAGGGAAGCGGGACGCCCTTGCCCTTGAACTGCGTGGGCGTGAACTGTTCGAGGTCCAGCTCGCACTGGATTTCCCACAGCGTGTACGGGGTGTCCTCGGGCCGGGATTTATTGGGCGCGATACCCTGCGTTGCGGCGATTTCCTCGCTGACCGCGTCATTCGACGGGTTCGGGGGCTGCAGCACGACATCGCGATAGATGTTCTTGGCCTGATACCGCTTCATCACCGAAGTGCGCATCGTGATGACGTGGGTGATGCGTTCGCAGGAGGCCAAATCCTTGGTGGCGTCCGAGACGATCAGATGCTCGGGCGACACTGCCTCGGATGCCGGGCGGTTCTTCAGCGGGTGGGTGTAGACCTTCTTGAAGCCGGAGCCGCCGAAATAGCAGCCCCACAGCAGCATGTGCGATGTCTCTGGCGCATATTCGGTCGCGATGCTGGTCAGGAAGTAGTTCATGTCCCGCTGGAATGCCTCCCCCAGCTCGTCCTGCCCCTCTACGGCGCGGTCCGCGAAGTTGACGACCTTGCATGGTCCCTCGGCCGGCAACAGCTCCGCCTGTGCGTTTGCCCAGCCCTTCAGGATGGCATCCAGCAGCAGCGGATTGGTGACGACCGACTGACCGTCAATAGCGGCGTTGCCGTCGCCGGAGCGCGGGTCCTCCATCTTGAGGCCCAGCAGCGCCATGCCGGCGGCGCGATTCGCCAGCCATTCGGAGCGGGACATATCGTCGGCCGAGACGGCCTCGAACAGCTCGTTGGAGATGACCGCCAGAAGACCGGCGTCGATGGCGTCCGCCACGTTGGCGTAAAACTTGGCCGGATCGTTCGCGTCCTTGACCGCATCCTCGTTCTGAGGGTTCAGCTTGATGACGACGCCGCCGTCCTCGCTGTCTATCGCGATGGACCCATCCGGGAGGGTCTGGACGGCATCATTGTCGTCCTCGACGATGACATGGATATCTTGATTGAGTGCTGCGTCGGCCAAAGTCGCCCCCTATGGGTGGAACGACAGCAGCCATATCACAAAAACAGCGGCGGCAATAACCCAGTAGAGCCAGCGATCAGAGCGCGGCGGCTGGGGAGGCCGCGCCCGCGCGATACCGAAATTCCGCATTTCACTCGTCGTCGCTCTCTGGATACACAACATCACCATCGGCGTCGACGGGGGCCGTAGGCCATCCGTGGGCGACGATATTGCGGGAACGCAGGGTGCGGTTATACGCCATGAACGCGTAATGGAATGGGCGCGTCACCGTCCATCCGGCGACGAGGGCGACGAAGAAGAACGTGCCGGGGTTCTGAGCTGCGAATGACCACATGACGAAGATTTCCTTGGTTATGGCGACGCCTTCAGCGCCCTGATCCGGTTCCGTATTCCGAGCAACAGTTTCTCGACACCGCGATTGTCCATCGGCACCTTTGGCGCATCCGGGTCCGAGAGCAGAGAATCCCGCCAGTGTGTCGGCACCGACCGGGCGCATTGCTCGATAATCGCCTCACGCGAGAGGATGGCTCGCGTGCGCTTGTCGGTGAGACGCGTGCGGACGTTCATACCTTAGACCTTTCGACCATATCGATGATGGTGTCGGTCCAAGCGCAAGGCAGTAGGTCCGCCATGGTCAGCCTGCACCCAAGTCGGGCCTCGAAACACTCGATGCAGGAATACTCGGCTGGCCCCATCACACGCGCCCACATCTCGTCCGTAACCATCGGCATCAAGCCGATGTCTCCGCAGCAATGGCAGCGCCGGCCGAGATCGAGACCTTTGACGGCGCTGTCACTCACCGGTGCAACGCCGTCTTGCCGGTGACGCGGTTCAGGATCGAGGCCTTGGCGACGTCGAGCCCGAGGTTCAGCCGGGGCGCATCCGAGCCCGCCATCGCGGTACCGAAGTCATTCGGGCCGCAGGCGACCAGAATGCACGACCACACCTCGCCCTTCTTGGCGCTTTCCAGCGCGTCCTCCAGCAGCTTCACGCACTCGCGCTGGGTAGGATTAAGGCCCTCGGCGGCTCCGGGGCGGATGATGGTGGGTCTAGCCATAAATGCTCCTTATGCGAACTTGGTCGCGGCTTCTTTCATTTCGGGGGTCATCCGGTACCCGCGCCCCCACACGGTTTGAATCTCGACGCCGAAGGCCTTCATCTTCTTACGCATCTTGCAGATGAAGACGTCGATGATCTTGAGTTGAGGTTGATCGTACGCGCCCTCATAGACGCTATTCAGCAGGAACTCTTTGGAGCAAATCCCGCTGTTGAACAGCGTGATAAACACCTTCGCCTCGTGAGCTGTAAGGCCAAACGACATCGGGACGACGTCGACCTTGTTCAGCTGTGCCTCCAGCTCCCTGATGCGAGAACGGAGAATCTCGTTCTCGTTCTCCACCGCCTCAAGCCGCGCGTCGACGTCCACGTTTGCACCTCTTGAACATCACGGACGCGGTGGCCTTCCACACTGGGACGCTGTGGGTGGCGGCGAATATCTTGGCCTCGCTCTCGATGTCCGCCAGATCGCCACGGATGGCCGTGGTGATGTCCGCAGGATCGACATGCGCGGCGAACTCGCTGTTGGTCATCAGCGCCTCGACGGCCTTGATCAGGCCGGCCGGCACCGGCGCGATCTTAGCCTTGGTGATGACCTCCAGCACCTGACGGGCGCGCAGTGCACCGCGCCGATTGACGAGCCCCGAGATGGTCGAGACCGCCATCGTCTCACCCTCCCGGAAGCCGGACGCGCTCGGTGGCTGCTTCAGGATGGTCACGCCTGCGCGCTCGCAGACCTGATGGATCGTCATCGCTTCATCGTCACCGGCCGCCACAGCGGCGACATGCAGCTGATTCGTCGTGACTGAAATACGATCCCGGTTGCGCCCGAGGAACGTCTTGGCCCGGTCCGAGACCGCTGCGGCATCGACCACCATCACCGGGATTGTCTTGATCAACGGATGGGTGGCTGCCGCAATGGCGGTGTGCTGGCCGTCGATCACATGCATTCTGGCGCCCACTCGGACCACGACAGGAGGCATGAAGGTACGCCAGTCCCACTGGGCAACGATCTTGCGGATCAGCTTGACGGACCGCTCCGACAGATTGCGCTGATAGGTCTCGTCCACCATCAGATCGGCCGGGTTGGCACGCTCGAACCTCGGCTCCGCCATATCGGCGCCGCCGGGCGTTATGTCCGGCATGTGCATCGCGGCGATCTTGCGATAATCAGCCATTCTTGAGCGCCTTCTTGATGTCGTCGAACGACTGACCGTCCACCTTCAGGAACAGCGCGATGGTCTCGCCATTTCCGAGATCGACGCCGCTGGCGCCCGGCTGGCACATCTTCAGGATAAAGCGCAGCCGCTCGATCTCGGTGTCACGCGCGTCAGGGGGCGGGGGTGCGCCTTCCGGCGTGTAGCCGTCCACGAACTCCTTGCGGGGGCTGAACGAGCGATAGCCGCTCTCGTACTGGACGAGATAGTCGCCGGGGAACGGCTTGTAGCGCGAGAACATCTCGGGCTCCAGCTGATAGGGCACCTGCCGCCCCTTCAGATGCACGACATGCTCGTGAAGGATCACCGCCGTGATCTCCAGCGCGCTGACCAGCTTGTGGCTGCGGTAGCGCGGCATCTCCATCGTGAAGGCCATTACTTTTTGCCCTTCTTGGCCTTCTCGACCGCCTCCTTGGCGGCCACGATGGTCTGCTGTGCCTGCAACTGGGCGTTCAGCTTCAGGACGAGGGGATCGGCGACGCGCTTGGGCAGCTCATTGATGCCGGCGCTGATGGCCTGCAGGTCGGCCTGATCGACCTCCAGATAGAACTTCGCCGGAGAGGCCGGCGGTACGGCGGCGGGCGTTGCCTCTACCTGCGGCGCCGGGGTCGCCGGAGCATCTTCAGCGCGACATACGCTTGCGCCGAGCAGCAGCGCGGTCGTCAGAATAATCATAGCCTTCATTGGATTTCGTCCTTGCGATGATGGATTGGTTCAGTTGCTTGGTGGTTCGGCTGGGCTCGGTCCCGTCAGCCGTGACGGTGATGACAGTGTTGTTTCGGACCTCGTACTTGACGCCGTCCGCTCTGACGCAAACGGCCCCAATCGCCGCAGGAACGGCACAGACTGAGGCGATATGGGCTCGAACAACCTCGACGTCGAAATCCATGAAGCGTTCGATAAATCTGAGGACAGCATGGTCGGTGACACGAATCGGCTCCTTGATCGTCATCTAGAATCCCCCAGTGCGGTCACATGGTAGCCTCCTCTTTGTGGGGCGGGAAGTCGCTTTCCGTGTGCCGGCAGCCTACGCCCGCAATTCGTGAGATGTCAACCTAGTGTTTACGCGCCGGTGGCGTGCGTGCCGGGATACAGCTTCTTGCGCTTCGGCTTCAGCTTGGCGGCCTCCGTCTCCGAGACCCTGACCTCGTCATCGTTGCGCAGCAGCCCCATGTCGCGCAGATGCTTGATGCATTGCGTCATCGCGTCCGTGTAGTCGTCATGCTTGCCCTTGGGGAAGTAGGACATTTCGTCGATCATATCCTCGCCCCATTGCCGCAGCGGGTACGGCATGTAGATCATCTCCTGCGAGAACGACGGTTGCACCGCGATAGCGCGCGCGACCTTGTCGCCCTTCACGGGGCAGAGCTGAATGCTCCAGCCGGCGTCCGGGTGCGAATTGCCGAGGCTCTGGGCCGCCGATATGCCGGTGGCCTTGGCCTCGATCAGGAGCCGGTCGATGCGGAAGCGGTTGCAGGTGTCCGCCACCCACTCGACGAGTCCCCATTCCTTCTGGGATCGCTGTCGGAACGCTATCGAGCCCTCGCCGGGATGCGGCACCAACTTGCGGCCCGAGAACTGCAGCCGGCGGCGCCAGCCGTGCATCACGATGGCGCGGTTGCGCCCGAACTCGTTCTCGAACACGCCCACGACCACCAAGGCCGAGGGATCGTTCTGCTCGTCCTCCGTATAGGCGCCGTCCAGCGATGCCACGATGTAGCTGCAGATCGGGAATTTGCCGTCCGCCGGCTCCCATGGCTGCCACATATCCTCCTCGAATATCGCGTTGCCGCGCATCTTGGGGGTCTGCTGGTACTGGGACGACCAAGCGAACGGGCCGGCGTCCTTCTTCATGCTAGGGATGACGCTCTCGGGGAAGTGCTCGGTCCATGCCAGCTCGCCTTCGCATTCCTGCGGTGTCTCGCGCCAGCGCGGGTCGATCCAGCCGATATCAGTCTCGTACGGATCGCCATTCTCGTCCGCCGACCAGACGTATTCCATCGGGATCAGCAGGTGACACCAATCGCCGAACCCGATGATGGTGCCGGAGACGTCCTCCTCGTTGACACGCTGCATGATCACGACCTTGGCGCCGTTCTGCATGTCGTTCAGACGCGACGACATCGATTCCCGGAACCAACGGATCGTCTCCTTGCGGACCGTGGGCGATTCGGACTCCTTCACGTTGTGCGGATCGTCGAGAATGATGCGATCACCGCGCTCACCGGTACCGACACCGCCGACCGAGGTGGCCAGCTTCCAGCCGTGCTTGGAGTTCGAAACCTTCTTCTCGCCGACCTTGCGGGGGAGGACCTGCCGATCATCCTTGTCGTGCGCGGCGGCGCCGTACATCGACTGGTAATCCTTGGAGGTGATCAGGTCCTTGAACTTCAGATTGTCGCGCTCGGTGAGGCTGGACGAGTAGCTGAACGCCACATATCGGACATGGGGCATCTTCATCGGCCCCCACTCCCACGCCGGCCAGAACACGTCCGTCAGCAGGGATTTCATGAAGCCGGGCGGCACGTTGATCAGCAGCTTGGTGATCTCACCGAAGGTGACCGCCTCCAGATGCTCGCACATCGCCTCCAGAGCCCACCCAGTGCGAAATTTCGTCCCGGGCTCCAGAACATGCCAGAAGAACCGAACGAAGCTTAGGAGGCCTCCCTGCCAGACGCCGTTCTCATCCCGGTAGCCTCGTGTGCAATGCTCGATCTTGGCTCGCCGCCGGTTCTTCTCGGCGACAAGCGCGGCAAAGCGCTCGAACTCGGCTCTCGGGATTTGCTGGTTCACTCGGCGTCGACTATCGGGATTTCACGCCATTCGCCATGCTGACCGGAGATCGTACCTCCCCGATAGGTAGTGATCGCGACGTATTGCTGAAGGCGCCCATCAAACCAGCGAAGCTCTGGGGTCTTAGTCTCGGAACTCGCATCTTGCATCATCACCCCAGCTCGGGGCGCGTAGTTATCTGCGGGCATCGCACTTCTCCAAAGCAGCGGCGGGCTGCGGTCGTCGATCCTGAAATTTGGGAGCGCCAATGGCTTCTCTCTGAGATCGTCAACAAGGTGCGCACCAAGCCAACATCGCTAGAATCTATGGCGGCCTAGAAACGCCACAGCCAACGACTGATCTCTCGAAAGGTCCGGCCCTATAACCGAACACGGGGGGCCTTGCGGGCCGTACCCACTCCCTCTCTCTCAGGGTATGGCCGGAACGTACATGCGGTTCGGGAAAAAGAAAAGACCCCGGTTTCCCGAGGTCTTCCTTGGCAGTCCGTGGTATCGCGCGTTTGTATCAGCCTGCGTTCGGTCCCGCAACAGTCTGATCGAGCGGATCGGAGGTGCTGGCCGCGTAGACGGCATCACCCGAGTATTCCGCCGTCAGGCTGTGGTTTCCGGCCGCGAGGTTGCCGCCGGCAAACTCGGTCGAGGACAGCGCCGCAACGCCGGTCGAATCGAGGTTGGCCGTGCCCAGCACCGTTTCACCGTCCTTGAACGTGATGGAGCCGGTGAGCGCCTTGTCGCTGCCGCCGGGACGGCCCTCGACACCACCGCTCAGGGTGATGGTCTGGCCCGGCTCGATGGGATTGAGCGAGGAGGTTACCGTGGTGCGGGTTTCGACGAGGTCGGCAGCCGGCTGGCCACCGCCCTGCGAGGTTCCATCGCCTTCAGCCGGCGGCGCTTCCTCGGTGTTGGCCTTCACGGCAGCATCGACATCGCCGATGTTGGCGTTGACGCCGTTGAAGATCGCGTCCACGCGCATCTGCTGGGATGGCGTCAGCTCGCCACCGAGCGCAGCGTCGAGGCGCTGCTTGATGCTGGTCATGAGCGCGATCAGGGATGCTTCCGAGGTGCGCTGGCGTTCGACGAGCGCGAGGGTTTCTTCCAGAGTGTGCATGATTCTCTCCAAAGTCTGCATGATGTCGCCGAGGGCGAGATGGGCGCGCCTTGCGTCCGCTGCAGATCGCTCGTCGTGAATGTGAATGTCAAGGCGCATGGCGCTCAATACACCAAGTCGATGAAAGTTCCAAGACGTCATCCGCTACCGTTGCCATCACGGCGCGACCTTTCCGTCAGGAGGGGCGAGCGCAAGAGCCTCCATGCGCTTGAAGTCGTCGGACGGGCTAAACCAGTCATCTTTGACGATGTGGCCGATTGCGTGGACCTTTGAATGTTCGCAGCGGACACGGATCGTTCGGCCCTTCAATTGCTCCCACTTGGAAACGCCCGCGACCTCCATGCACCGCCAGATAAAATGGCCGGCATAGTTCGGCCCCTCGGGCTTGTGATGTGTGAAAGGTTTCGGCAGGTAAAGTGCATAGCCTCCAAATCCTTGCCCGCTACCGCCGTAATCAAGGTGAAGCCATGCCGACAACAGGCCATGGTCATCGTTCGTGATGCTGGCGGACTCGATGATTGCATTGCGAACGTCGATCACGTTGCGTCTCCTGACAGTGATTGAGAGGGGTCAGCGTTCTCCGAATATTCGAAGCCATCCCAGCCGCCGCCGGCCATCCACGATGCACCACGCTGCGTCGCAGGCCGCCTGCTGTTCTTCCGGTGCCTCGTATTTGCCGCGGTCGCTGTGTGCCCACCTAAGCACTTCTCGAATGCCTTTTGCTCCCATGTGACGGTGTGGCCGGAACATAGGCTTGCCGACCTCTTCCTCCAGATCATCGATCTCGATCATGTCGATCTGCGGGGAGGGCGTCGATTAAATCGGCTGCTTCAACGCAAATAGGAACCGGATCAAAGTTTTGCCTACGGCTGCTCCAACTTCGATAATTACGAAGGCGTACAGACATTTCCGCCAGCGCCTCTCTCGCTGCGCATGAGACGGCGGGAGGAAGCGGGCTAGAAGTGACGCCTATTTTCTTGGCCTTTGCAGCAATTTCCTTGCTGATCCGGTCGGCAAGAGCCATTCCAAATTTTGGCTTTCCGGCTTTGAGGGTTGAACTCGCATTCGAGGGCTCCATCTGCATTTCGACACCCGAGGTTGATTTCTGTAGAAACGGAAGACAGGGCCTGCGCAGCGGCTAGCCCACATTGCAAGCAAGCAGGCCCTGTCATGGCGCGGACCCCATGATTGCCCTGCCTATCGCTTCCGGGATCTTCACGAAGACGCTGTCTCCAAGGGCCGCAACTCGGTCCACGTCCTTGGATAGTTCATCAGCAATTCGAGGAATTCCGGATTCAGATAGCCGTCCAAACCTTCGAGGCTCGCAACGGTATCGTTCAAATTCCGACCGCCATGCTTCGTACCGTAGCGGTTGACCCGGTGCTGATAGCCCTTGATCTGGTCGTGCTTCTGAGGGGTAGGCAACAATCCAGATACGATCGCGCGGGTGAGCGGCACCAACGGCGGATGCTGGTATGCAATCCCACCACGCATCGTACCCGAGCGCGGCCAGGTCTCCGAGAACTCGTCCGAAACCGTGTCCTTTGGCTTTGAGGGCGGCTGCGTTCTCCACGATGACGTATCGTGGTCGAAGCTCGCCAATAAGACGGGCGTATTCCCGCCATAGACCGCTCCTTGCGCCTTCAATTCCTGCTCGTTTCCCTGAGACGCTGACGTCTTGGCATGGAAATCCTCCGGCAATGACGTCAACGGCAATTCCTCGCTGTGTAAGGTGTTGAGAAGACAGATGTTGGATGTCCTCGAAGCACGGCACGTCCGGCCAATGCTTGGCGAGGACGCGCCGTCTGAACGGGTCGATCTCGCAGAATGCCGCCGTCCGCATTCCAGCTCTTTCAAGCCCGAGACTGAACCCGCCGATGCCGCTAAACAGGTCCAAGACGTTCATGCCGCCACCCGCAATTGACCGTTAACCGGGGTCGGTGCACGTTCTCGGCGTTTGGGGTTGGGGAACTGCGCGTGATCACCGAGCTGGATTTGCTGCGGCTGGAGGGCCTTTGGTCCGAAGGGATTGAGGAGGAAGACGGTGTCGTCTACGTCCACGCCAATCTCACCGATCCGGAAGCGCCGACCTGCAGGTGCGATGCGCCCGATGTCGTGAAACACGGTAAACGAACCGTCGACTTCCGAGACTTGCCGCTCCAGCGACAGAAAACGTTCATCCGGATCAAGCGCCAACGCTATCGATGCCGGGCTTGCAGCTCGGTGCTGCTGCAGGAATTGGACTGCCTCGACGCCGACCGTGTGATGACCGTCCGCTTCCGCCGTCAGATCGAGAAAGACGGCATCGAAATGAAGTTCGTCGCGGCGGCGAACATCAACGGCATCAACGAAACGATGGTCCGGCGCGTGTTCAAGGAGTACGCCAAGGAGCGGCTGTCCAATTACACCTTTGAACTTCCACGCGTTCTCGGCATGGATGAGAAGGTGCTGGGCGGCACGGCGCGCTTTGTCATTGGCGACGTTGAGCAGCGCTGCCTGTTGGACATCCTGCTGTCCCGGAAGCAATCGGACCTGATCCCTTACTTCAAGGCCATGTCTGGCCGACAGCACGTCGAGGTCGTCACCCAGGATATGTTCTGGGGCTATAAGACGCTGAACGAAGAGTGCTTCCCGCGCGCTACCATCGTGGTAGATCGCTTCCACGTCACCCGATACGCCGATTGGGCGGTGATGTCCGTCCGGAAGGCTCTCCAGTCCAAGATGACCAACGAGGACCGGGTTGCCATGAAGCACAAGATTCCGTTGCTGCAGGCTCGGCCAGACCGGCTGAACGACAGCGGCAAATGGGAGCTGAACCGCCTGTTCAAGCAACATCCTGCCATCGAGCAGGCTGTCACCCTCAAGGAATGGTTCTACGACCTGTACGAATGCCAGACCCGTGCGGAGGCCGAGAAGGCTTTCGACGCCTGGCTGGAGCTGGTCCCGCCGGAGATGGAACGGCACTTCAAGCCGATCCTGTCCTTCATGCGGACGAAACGCTGGCGGAAGTTCATCTTCAACTTCTTCGATCACCGCTTCACGAACGGTTACATCGAAGCCGCCAACGGTCTGCTGGACGAGATCAGCCGTGCCGGTCGGGGCTACGACCTCGAAACGCTGCGCGCGAAAGCCCTGTTGAAGTATGGCCGGGTCACGCCGCTGATCGACAAACGCGACTTCGCGTTGTGCCTCGACGATCCGGAGACCGATATCATTCTGAAGACTACGGTTGGTCATGGCGTGGACCTGTCAACCTTTGTGCGTGATTTGAGGACGGAGTCATTTTGGTGAACTTCAACCTCGGATGCCGGATAGCCCAAATTTTTCTGTTTTCTCATCCCACCCATATTCGACCAGCCCGTTCCATAGTGCATGATGCGCGTGGATAGCGGCGATATACGAGGCATCCGCATAGGCGCAAACCACGTTCATTTTGTCCAACAGGCTTGAGGCCTCGCTCGCCAATTGCTCCCCGCTTGGCTGCGGCGCACATTGAGCGGCGCGAGCCTGGTTATCACGGTAGCCACGCATCAGATCGATCAGCGCTTGCGTCGGCGGCTTATTGCCTCCAAGCGCCTCTACAAACTTCTCATAATCATCGTCGGGCAGTTCATAGAGCTGCCGTGGCGCTCCTTGAGCAGGAGCGCTGACTATCGCTATGACGTCGTTGATCGTCTCATTGAAACGACGGTCGGCGCCGAGGCGGTCTCCGATGACGCGAAGCCAGTATTCCAGCTCCTTGACCAATTGATCTGACGGGGTCGCATTCATGGCCGTTTCTCCAGTTTCTGCAAGCTCGCACCAGTGATCGTCTCCCTGACGGCCTTGAACTGGCGAATCGATCTCTCGTGACCGTGCTCGTTGAGCAGAGCCCGGGCGTCCTTGACGGTCGAGGCATCGATCTCGACCACCACCTCGATGGTGCCACAGAGAGTGGCGTAGAACTTAGGCATTGGGTACCGCCGTGAAGAAGCGCTGCCCTCTACTCGACGGCTCGACGCTCATCCCATCGAATCCGAGTTCATCACCCAGCGCGCACCACGCACGATTCGCGTTCTCCTGCGGAGAGGCGACCGGACCGCACTGGAGCATGATGGCGGCCACCGGGCGGCACGCCTCCAGCAGCTTCTCGAACTGTTCGGGGGTCAGCTCGTATTCCTTACGTTCGGACATTTAGGCCTCCTGTGAGCGGGCGTAGCGCAGGCGCTCGCCGGGCGTCATAACCGACAGATCACCAGCCTCGACGGCGTCGCGGCGCAACACTTCGGCCTCCATCTTGCGGCGCTGATCTCCGGTCAGACCGCGCGGGTTGCTTAGACTGTAAGGCTTACCCGCCAGCATGATGATCAACTGGGCTTTGGTGTAAGCCGGATATGCGGCTTGCTTGAATGCTGCGTCGGACATTGATCGGGTCTCCCGAGCCCCAATGGCTCTGGCATCCTTGTCTCACGGCGCTACGTCGCTGTCAATGGGATGTTTACTCGTAATCGTCCTCGACGAGGCGATCCGCCCGGGTCATCTCCCGCAACCCCAACACGATCACGGCCAGAAACATCGCCACGCACCCGATCACGATCCAGCCAAATACCACCACGGCTATTCCTCCTCGGCTTCCGGTTGATAGGTCAGCAGCTTGATGGCCTCCTGCGTCAAGCCGACCTTCATGGCCTGCTCGATCAGCTCCTTGTTCAGCTCCTTGTCGGACATCCGCTCGAACTCGCCCGGGCCACCCACCTCGTGGCGATTGATGAACATGCCCTGATCCCTGCCGATCAGCTCCAGCGACTTCGCCGCTGCCGCATGGTCCGGCTTCCCGAATCGGGGATTGCCGTGCTCATCCTTCAGAGGCACCCCCTTGTTGTTATACATGGGAGACCCACGCATGGCCGCCAGCGCGTTGTGCTTCAGGTGGCGGATAACCCACGCCCGATCCACGCCGGCCTCCTCGGCGGCCTTGGCAGCCACCGTACGCTCGGTCGCAATCCGCTCGTTCTGTATCTCCAGCACACGAGCCGCTACCGCCGGCTTCTTGAACAGCTTCGCCGCCGTACTGACGTCCGAGGACACGTATCCGCCGGCCCGGTAGCTCTCCAGCACCGTGTTGCCGCCAGCCCGTGCCAGCGCGCAAATCTCCCATTTCGGATTACTCAGAGTAGGCATGGCTTTCTGGTGGGCTCCTTATGGGTAGAGATCAGCGGTATGTCAGGCCGGGGTTTTCGTCCTGACGGCGTGCTAGTTCCTCATTGGCCCCGAGGCGCATGTGCTCGATGTACTCCTCTTGGGTTATCAGGCCTTTGGAGATCAGGAGGGTGGCGAGGCCGAGCATATCGGCTTTGCTCATGTCGATGGCGGTACGCATATGCTTGGGCACGGTCGCGCTATCTCCCTTGGTAATTCCGTGCGCGATGGCGGTCTGCACGCCGTGGGCTGCCTGCTCATAGGTGAGGCCGAGGTCTCGGAGGGTCATTAGACGTTCCTTTCGGGTTGGAGTTCAGGCAGGAATGATTCTGGGGCCAATTTACGCCACATCGTGAAGTCTCCCTTGATCGAGGTGGCGGCGCGCATGCCGTGCTTTACCAGCCATCTGGACATGGAGGCGACGTCTTCGTCTCGGTAGGGCGCGTTGGGCTTCATTCTGGCACGATCCATCGGCAGTCACTGGGAGATGGGTCGGACAGGTAAAGCGTGTCGGCTCTCTCGTACACGATCCTGTCCTTGTTGGCATCGTACCTGACGTACTGGGGAACCGGTTCGAAGAATGAGCTGAACGATGGCGCCGGGTAATACTGGGTGAGGCAGGACCGGAGAAAGTTCTCTGCTTCGTCGTCAGTCATGGGGCGGTTCATGAGAGCCATGGTCTATATTCCAACCTTCAGTTCTGTGACGGTGACGCGGATGCGATCCCATGCTTTGTGCGCAACCCATTCCAGCTGGGCTTTGCGTCCTGCGTCTGCACCCTCGGGAGCCATCAGGCGCTTCATCTTGCGGTGGGCACGGCGATAGAGCAGCACGTCCCGTGGGTCTCCCTGCCGGAAGCACTTCCCGCATATGATGCGGGTATGCGGCGCGAACTTGGCCGCGTTGGCGGTGCGCCGGCATCCGATGATCTCGCAGGGAATACGGTCGCTCACGAATCGAAGGCTCCATCCTGCAGCATTTCCTCGATCCCCTCCGAAAGAGAGGCCGCGACCTTCTCGGCGATGATCTGGGCCTGCGCCGGAGCGGCACCTTTCTTGATTAGGCCCTCCACCAGATCGACCTCCAGCTTTGCGCGTGCTTCATCGGCGGTCATTCCATCATCCTCACGTCCGGGCAGGTGTCGCACCACATGCGAAAGGCACCGCCTGATTTACGATGGCGGCCAGCGGCCTGCCCGGTGATCAGGCGACCGTGCAAGGTCTCCTTCTCGCACTTGGGGCATCTCGCGCGGACAGCGGTCTTGTTGCCGTCGACCATCAGCTTCTTCATCTTGACGCCGGCATCGAGCACCTGACCGAAGTGCTTCATGAAGTCGTCGTCATCGCCGCGCGCATTTGCGGCATCCAGATCAGCCCGAGCTTTCTCGATACCCTTCATGACAGCCTCGAATAGGGAAAAAGCCAACCCTCTCCGAACATCGGATAGGGACGTGGAAACGGATGTGGCACAACTCGGCGCAGGTGATTGATCTGGAAACTGTCCCACCGTTCCCGGGCGTGGTGCCAGTACAGGCGCTCGATGGCGAGGCGACGGATCATGCGTCCTCCCTTGGCTGATGGATCGCCGTATTCAGGCGCTCCATCTCGGCCTTCACGCCCAGATATGCCTCGACGGCTTCCTTCGACCACACCGGCCCCATCGCCAACTGGGTTGGCACCGGCAAGCTTCCGGCCTTCATGCGGTTGGTGATGCCGGCTTTGGTGATGCCGTAAACGAGCGCCATCTCGGTCGTTCCAAGGAAGGCCTGCGGATACACACGGATGCGCGCCAGCCTCTCCTTCCATGGACGTTTCCAATCCATAAAACTCATGACTTCACCTGCGCGTGGATCAGGTTCTGGCGCTCCAACCATTTGCGGGCAGACTCGCGTCGCAGCGCGCCCGCGTTCTGCTCCATGGCCTTGGCACGATTGCGGAGGTCCTCGATCTCCGCCACCGCATAGAGCGCCGCGTTCATGGCATCACCGTGCGTGTAGGTGAACGGCACTTCGCACAATGAGCCCATAATATGCTGGAACAGGAAACCCACCATCTCTGGGGAATCTCTCTTGATAACCTTCATTGTCCGTCCCTTCTGGATTTTTAGGTTCGTTGCGATAAGGTGAACAGGACGAGGTCGCGCTTCAACACGACCCCGCCCCTAGCCACACACGTTTTGGACCAACGAGCATGGATTCGAGCGACCTCACAAGTTCTGGCATATATGTCATCCTAAATGCCGAAAATGGTCGAGTGTACGTGGGATCAGCGGTTCGCATCGAGAAGCGCTGGAATAACCATATAAATATGCTTCGTCGCGGAGTGCACCCCACCAAAGCCCTACAATCCGCATGGAACAAATACGGCGAGGACAGCTTCTTCTTTGCTGTCACCGAGATTGTCGCGCAACGGGAGAATTTGATCTTCCGAGAGCAATATTGGATCGACCGCTTATGTTCATTTGGACCCAGTGGATATAACATGACACCAAAGGCCGGGAGCCAACTCGGCTTTAAAATGAGTGCCGAAGCAAAAGCAAAAATGGCTAAGGCCAAGATAGGTACACGCCGCGTATTCTCCCCTGAACATTGCGCAAAACTGAGCGCCTTCCAGAAGGGGGTCAAGCGCGGTCCACTAAGTCCCGACCATATTGCCAATATAAGACGCGGGCACGCGATGAGAAGGAAATTTGGGGGCATCCAGCTTTCTCTCAAACTTTAAAGGTTGTGACTTATTTTCACCTTGTCGAGCGCGGCGATCACGGCCTTGCGAGCCTTCACCGCGTCCTCGTTTTTGACCGCGAGAAATATCGTGGTCTTGGAGCGTTGGGCGCGCGGCGGCGGCTCCGCCACCTGATCCTCGATCTCGGGCAAATCGATGTTGTCGAGGCCGATGGAGGCAAGGTCGAAACTGACGGCCCGGAGCGATGCCAGCTCGGCATCCAGCAGATCGGTGTTCCATGACGTCCCGGACATCGGCAGTGTGTTATCGGCCAGCCGTAGTGCCTTGGCCTGCACCTCGGTGAGGTGGCCCAGCTTGATCACCGGGACCTTCTCCATGCCGAGCTGATCGGCGGCCAGCAGACGTCCATGGCCGGCGACCACCACGCCGTTGATGTCGACGAGGATGGGGTTCACGAATCCGAACTGCGTGATCGAGGCCGCCAGCTCCAGCACCTGCGACCCCGGGTGCACCTTGGCGTTGGCCGCATATGGCAGCACGCGCTCGATATCCCACTGCTCGATCTTGAGGGCTGGCTTCTTCATTTTTGCTTCCCCGTAATCTTCCTCGGGCGCTCCACCGGAGGCGGCCCGGCGCGACGCATATTCTCGATCATGCCGATCACGGCCGAGCCATCCATCGGAGCACCGAACGACGCGCGGCCGAAGAACTGGTCAGCGGTGATGGTCTCGGTGCGCACCACCGGCTTTCCGTCGACCTCCCACATCAGCTGGATTTTGAGTGTGCGCGGCCACGACTGATCAGGGTCATGCTGGATGGCGCGATCCGTATCTGAAACAGGGTTATCGATGGCCATTTCGCTACTCCGGTGGGCTCTACGGGATACAACATTACGTTGACCACGTCAGTAGAATTTATGGTCTTCCTGCTGCCGGTGCTGCGGGTCCGGCGAGTGTTCGAACTCATATCCGCCCCACTCCGGGAAGACCGGAAGGCGCGCGTGGGCGCGGACGAACTCCTCGATCAGCCAGAACAACCGGGCCAGATAGAGCGGCACAAGTTCGCCGTCCTCATAGCGCTTGACGCGCATCTCGTCGTTGCGGTCGGTGCCCGTGTAGCCGATAAGCCGGGCGAACTCCAACCGCCCCAGACCGAGCCGCAGCCGCAGCGCTTTCATTTCTGCACCAGTCACGACTCGCATTCCTTCATTTTCGCGGTTTCGAGATCAACGTGACGCTCGAACTTACGCTTGGCGTGGCCAAGGTCATGGCCCAGATAGCTGATGCACGAGAGCACCGGAGCGCGCTCATGGTCGATGCCGAGATAATAGCTCGGCGCGAAGAAGTCGGGATGCAGCGGCGACGGCTTCTCGATCAACCGAAGCCGCAGAGGCCCGACATGGGTTGCGCTGACCTCAATCATCGAGACCTGCCGCTTTCCTGATGTGCGCCGGTAGGTCCGGTTTCACGGGCCGTGGCTCGGGGCGATTCTCGTTGACCTCCAGCTGCACCTCGCCGGGCGCGTAGCCGAGCCCATAGAGCCCAGCTCTGAATGAGGCTTCGTCGATCTGGCACGCGCGGTAGCGCCTGCGCAGGATCGCGATGCGATGGTTGCGCTGCTGGTAAAGCGGGGACAGGTTGCCTACAGCCATGGCTTCACCAGATCGCGTTTCGCGACATAAGCGCGGTGCAGGGCCTCGTCGGCGGCTATCTTGGCGTTATACGCCTCGGTGAGGCGCGCAGGCCCGCTGGGGATGCTCCAAGCCCACCGGGACTGATACCCGGCAGACTTGAGAGCCGCATCGAACGCACGATCCGCCGCAATGGCGTCAGCGTACAGGTCAGCTATCTGAGTGGGCATTTACGCCTCCCTTCCGAAGCCATCGGCGATGACAAGACCGCTGACCGGCGCACCGATGTCGCGCGGCATCCCGAGTTCACGGCGCTTGCGGTCGATCAGCATCGGGATGCGGTCGTTGTGAAACTGGAGGGCCTCACGCAGGCCCGCCGGGGTGATGCAGCCGTCGCGCAGCATGCAGCGGCGTCGGCTCAGAGACTTGAGAACCCAGAGTTTTACCTCGGAGTTCTCGTCAATCAGGTCGTCCCATCCGAGTGCCATGACTCAGGCCTCCACAAGACTGCTGGAGAGGCCCTGAACGTATTCAGCCTGCTTCGTAAACCGAGCGACCGGACGCCCCCACTTGTCACCCGCGCGGAACTCCTGATCGCCATTCGGAAAGCCCACCCACGTCACGTAAAAGGTAGAGCCATCGGGCCTAACTGCCTCGACGTTGCTTACACAGTGATGCGCCCGGGTGAATTGCCAAACATGGCGGGCACCAACGCTCACGTCATGGATGGAGTGCATAATCGGCTTGTCGCCGCGCCCGGAGTTGACCATGACGCAATGAAATTTGAATCCGGCCACTCTCTCTCCATCGAACCACACGGTAGCATATTCGTTGGACTTGTCGTCGAAGCTGCCGTGAAGCTGGTTTACGAATTTTGTCATGGCGCTGATCTCCAAGAGCCCCAATGGCTCTGACCGTGTTGTCTCACGGCCGGGGCCGGGTGTCAACACCGAGTTTACGGTTTGTCGTAGATCACGAGCGCGGTGTTCACGCTGGTGCCGGATTCCTTGAATGAGTTTTCGGGCAGCAGGTCGATCTGGATGCCCGGAAGATCGCGGATTTGGCGATATGGCGCCGCATCCCGGAACGTCACCGCCGCCGACATGATCGCGACGATGCGCCCACCGGGCTTCAGGAAGCCGAGCGCGTGCAGGAAGTGCTTCGCGTCGTCCATCTTGGCGAATGGCGGGTTCATCAGGATGCGGTCGGTCCTCGGCAGAGGGGATGCCGATAGAAAATCCATCTCCCACACACCAAAGCCAAGGTCCTTCAAGATCGCTACATGGCGCGGCAGAATTTCGACGCAGGTGATGTCGATGGCACCTGCTCCGCGCAGCGCCATAGCGAGCGCTCCAGCGCCAGCGCTGGGTTCAAGGAAGGTGTGCTCGTGGTTGATCGGCCCGAGCGCCTCCACGGCCTGCGCAGCCAGCGGGGCGGGCGTATAGAACACGCCAAAGTCCTGCTTCTCGCGCCGGTACTCGCCAGTCAGGATGATGGGCTCCAGCGCCTCGGCGGCGTCACCGGAAAACAGATGCGCCTTGGCCTTCCGGTCCCACTTGCCGCCGGCAGCGTCCAGCACCTTGTTGACGGCGGTGTAGAGCGCACGATCCAACTGACCATTGAGCACGACATAGTTGCCCTTGATGGTGCAGGCGGCCAGCACGGCCAGAACTTCTGATGGGATTTTCATGTGATGCTCCATTTGGTTAACGCCCTTTCGGGGAATGCTCCGGGGAACGATCCCGGCGCCGGGTAGCTATCTCCCGGTCTAGCCCAACGCGACCCCATCTCTTGCGACGCAGACCGCGCGATCCGTTTCGCCGATCTATGGGTTGTGCGTTTGCCTAGCAAACCTCGAAAAGGCGGAGGGAGGCATTTGCGCCCTCCCTCCGAGTTGCCGGTCGGCCAACAACATAACCGCCGGGGGTTTGGTTACGCTGCTTCGGCGAGGACCTTCCATTCCGCCTTCGGCAGCTCGATCACCTGCCCGCCGATACGCTCCAGCTCGGTGGCGCGGTCGTAGGATTCGACATCCTGCGACATGCGGGTGATGGCGTTGTAGAGCCCGAAGCGCGACAGATCAGAGCCCTCGATCAGGTGCTTCAGGACCGACTTGCCCTCGGCCTCCAGCAGACCCAGCTTGCGGGTCGACAGTTCGACGACCTTGACGACGTCGCCCTCGATCTTGTCGGCGTGGCTGCCCTCGATCTTGTCGCAAAGGCTATCGAACTTGGCGCGGTCGAACACGGCGCGGACGACGTCACGGACGGTCGACCACAGAGCCGCATTGTTCAGGCGCTTCGACTTGTCGGACAGCATCGCGTACAGATCGCCCTCAGCGATGGTCTGCTTCTGACCGACATGGGCGCGGCGCATCGAGCGTTCACCGAACGAGGCTAGGTTCGAGCAGAACTGATCGTATACGCCACCCTGAATGGATAGGGCGCCCATGCCGACTTCGCTGTTCGAGATCGTGATCGCCGGAGAGTTGACGCGCACGATGGTGTGGCCGCCGTCACCGAAACGGGCACCGGTCTTGGCCAGCTCGCGCTCGACCTTCTTGTCCACCGCCTTGATGTAGAGCCGGCGGTCGGTCACTTCGCAGGACATGATCGCGAGGTCCATGTCGAGCAGAACCGGCAACACCGCCTCGGCGAGGTCCTCGTTCTCCATGTCGGGCGAGAACTTGTCCGACAGGAACGCGCGGGCGGTACCGTCGAGGGTTCGGACCATGCGGGGCACCGGGTACTTGTTGAACCACTCGTTGACGTTGGTGGCCAGAAGCTGCGGCGCGTTCTGCAGCATCTTGTCGTAATACTTGGTCGGGATTTCGAGGTGCTGGCCGATCTGGCTGTGGGCGATGGAGTTCACATCAAATTCGCGATCCCCACCGGCGATGAGCGCGACGCCGCCGCTGCTGCCCGTGATGTCAAATCGCAGGTTCTGCGTGCCGACGATCAGGTCGGACTTGTGGTTGGAGCGGCGCTGAATTTCGGTGGCGAGTTCAATAAGGGTTTTGCCGGACTTCATGGTGATTTTCCTTGGTTACTGCCGTGAGCCCCAATGGCTCGGCCAGTGGGATCGTTAGAGCACGGGCCGAAACCCGTGTCAACTGGATGTTTACCGAAGATCGTCGTCGGTCAGCATATCGGGCGGCACCGCGCATCCGGGCTTGCCCGGCGCCGGCCCCCACGCGATCCGCCAGTTCATATCGCCGCGCCAGATCGGCAGCAACCGCGCCCATTGGTCCCGGGTCGCGGTCTTGTACCAGTTTGGGTCGGCAGGAGCCGCGCCGCCGGCAGGCTTCGCCGGCCCGGCCGGAGCCCCAACGGTCTCGTAAACGCGCTCACTGAGGAAGAACTGCAGGTGTTTGATTTTATCCTCTGTGCGGCCTTCCCTGACCATCGCAGCCGCGTACAGCGGGATTGCCACCTTCACCCGCGCCTGATTCTCGACGTTCAGCATGCGCCACAGGTCGTGCGCTTTCTTTTTCGAGGTATTGGCTTTGCGAGGGTAGGGCTTCCACACCTCGTTCTCGAACTCCTCGGAATACGGGATGTCCTGCTTGGCAGGACGTTTTGTAGAATCCTTTTTTGTAGAATCTGTCTTTAGTAGTTTTGGATTTTCCGGCGCCGGGTTTTCCGGCTGCGGTGAATCCGCACCCACAACCTGATTTTCCGGTTGCGGCTCGTCCTTGGTATCTAGCACTACATACTCGACACCTTCCCATGACCCTGTCTCTGCGTTTCGAAGCCGACTGCGCCGAATATAACCAAGCTCTATCAGGTCGTTAAGGATGCGCTGTACCTTATCGCGACCGCACCCGAACCTGTCCGCCAGCTGACTTGGGCGCACGATCCAATCGTGCGGACACCCGATAAGATAGCAGATCACACCCAGCGCTTCGGCGCCGAGCGATTTATCCTTCAGGCAGTCGTTCCCAATGATTGTGAAGTTATTCGAGTGAACCCTACGAATCACGGTCATCGGTCATCTCCCGGGAACACACCGCCGCGCCCAAAACCAAAATGCCAGCACGGTCGCGGTAGATAGTGGATAAGGAGTTCGCCATTCTCATCGAGCTTCCATACGAGATCAGGGATACGCCGTAGAGATTCCGCGACGTCGGCCTTAGTGATATTTGCCCACTGCGCGCACTTCGCGAGATCGAGTCGGAGCGGCTCACATTCAGCCGGCGTCGGATATACCGTGTATCCGTCACCGATCCACATAGCGACGAGGCGGTCAGATGGAGCTAATCCGTTTAGATTCCACGCCCACATAAATTCCCTGAAACCCATCTTAGTTACCCCTTCCCGGCATTCCGTTGTCATGATTGGCGTTGCGCACGGCGTTGGAGCCGATATCGCAGAACAGCTCGACGGTCCCGGTCGGCCCCATGCGCTGCTTGGCCACGATGGCGTGCAGGACGTTGTGAGCGGCAGCCATCGCGTTCTGCCACAGCTCGTGCTCCGGCGTGCCTGCAGGCGGCTCCCGGCTCGACAGGTAATAGGCCTCGCGATAGAGGAAGATGACCGTGTCGGCGTCCTGCTCGATGCTGCCGGAGCTGCGCAGGTCGGCCAGCATCGGCCGCTTGTCGTCCCGGCTCTCGACATTCCGGGACAGCTGCGCGAGCAACACCACGACGATGTCGAGTTCTTTGGCGAGGGCCTTGAGCGATGCCGTGATCTCGCCCAGCTCATAGACCTTGTTGCCGGCATAGCGGCCCGAGGCCTTGATCAGGTCGAGGTGATCGATAGCCAGAACATCGAGCCCCTCCTTGCGCTTCATCTGGCGCGCGCGGGCGCCGATCTGCGACACCGTCAGGCCCGGCTGCTGCTCGATCTTGATCGGCAGGGTCGACAGCTGCTCGGCCGCGAACTTGATGATCTCGAACATGCGCTCGTGGAATCGGCCGTTGCGCAGGTTCACATAGGGGACGTTGTCGCCCGGCAGATCGAAAATGTGGTCGCTGATCATGCGGTGCGACATCGGGACGTCCGACATCTCCAGCGAGACCAGCATGGAGCGATACCCCATTTTGGCCTCGCGCCGCAGCATGGTCAGGATCATCGCCGACTTGCCCATGCCGGGGCGCCCGCCCAGCACCACGAGATCGCCCCGGCTCATGCCGCCGGTCTTGTGGTCGAGATCGTGCAGGGTGGTCGGGATACCGACGATGGCGCCATCGTTCTGGTACGCGGTGGCGCTGGCCTCCAGCGCGCGCGTCATCGCCTGCGCCATAGTCAGCGATGGGGCGCCGCTCTCAGTATTGGCCGCCACGATCATGTCGAGGGCGCTGATAGCCTCGGACGCCACGGAGGCGGGATGCGCCGCGCCGGAGGTCACAAGGCCATTGGCGACCTCCGCAAGGGCTCGGCGGTCCGCCAGCTCCCGGATCGTGATCGCGTAATCACGCGCATTGATGACCGTGGTGGCCTCGGCCATCAGCCGGGCGAGATAAACCGACACCGTCATGCCTGGGGCGAGCATGTCGTTTGACAGAAACGACTTCAGGATGATCGGATCGGCGCGCTTCCCCTGCTCGATCAGCTGGCCCATCATTCCGAAGATCGCTTGATGGATTCCTTCGAAGAAATGCTCGGCCTGAACGAACTTGGTGGCGACCTCATAGGCGTCGTTGTTCACCATTACGGCGCCCAATAGCGCCTGCTCGGCCTCGATGTTATGAACCTGCCAAGGAACTGGTTGATCCCACGGGGGAATTTGTTCGTTCACGTCCTTCTCCTAATTTGGATCGGGACGGTTGACGCGATCAGGGGTAAACCCTATTTTAATCGCGTGAGAACGCCCCAATCGCGCACACGATTGGTTTTATGGCCCCGGACGGTTTGCCGCCGCCGGGGCCTTTCCTTTTCTACGTCCGGGCTCGCGCCGGAGTCTAGCCGAATTTTGTGCTCTCGTTTCCGCGCACCACCCAGCCGGGTCGCTGCTCACGTCCGAACAAATCAAGATATGGGCCGTGCGCGTATTGTTCGACGCGCCGATATACTTCATCTGGTTTTCGCGAGTGCTCGCGCAGCGGCGCCAGAATTATTTGCCGGATCGACTTCGACAGCCTTTCCGGTGGATTACCCTTGCGGCCGATGATGACGTATTCGGCGTTTTGTCGAGTCGTGTGCCCCATCCCCATGAAGAACATCGCGTCCTCCATGTAGCAGAGCCAGCGCGGATGCCACTTCTGGTTCAGCTTCAACCAGACGAATGCCATCGCGACCGGCTCGAACCCCCACGCCTTCATGATCGGGATATGCGACCCGATTGCGAGGTGCGGCCCGGTCGTCCAGAAGAAGCAATAGCTGTCTTCCTTCATGTGGGCCTCGACGTTGAAGCGCGCGATGTCCTGCACCGTCATCGTCTTGTAGTGGTTCTCCGCCGAGCGCTCGTGCCCGTTCTCGGAATAGGTCTCATAGGACCACGGCACATCGGCGTGCACGACCGCGAAGTGTCGGTACGGCAGGCCATCCAGCAGCCCGGGACGCTTCAGCCCCATCGGAACACCACGATCTCCAGACGCGGCTCCGCATCATAGAGTTTCATCGCCTGCATACTGACGATCAACGAATCGTTCTTCCACACAATTGGCCGCTTTTCCTTGTCGCCCTTGAACCGTGGCGGATGATAATTCAGCCCGTCGATCATCTTCGTGATGTTGTCGAGGTCGGGCATCGTGGTCGGCGCAAGATCGCCCTCCAGCGCCATCTGTTTTTTCTTCTTCGACCAGCTTTCCGGGATCGGCATATAGGCGCGGATGATCACACTCACGGCCTCGTCGAGGACCTCTCGGCCCTCCATGGCCTCAATGCCGGCGGCCTTCAGCGCCTTCTCGTATTTCACCGTTTCCTTGTCGGTGAACACGCGCACGAAACCGCCGATGGTACCGAAGCGCGGGCGACCCTTTCCGCGCGGAACACCCATCAGCTGGATCACGACAAAGGGCTCCGCCGAAACGGAGCCCTCACCTTCAGGCAACAGCGCCGACATCAGTTCGGTTTGCCGGCGCCAGTCTTGTCGAACAGCTTCTCGGCATCCGCCTTGGCCTTGGCTGCAGCGTCCGCCTGCTGTTTCTTGAAGTCCGCACGGCTCATGGAGACGCCCGACGTGGGAGCGTCAGGGCGAGGCCCCGGACCACGTCCAGCACCGGCACTGGCCTTCTTCTCGGCCTCGGCCTTCGCTGCCGCATCCTTCTGCGCCTTGGTGATCAGGCCGGGCGAAGTGGTTTCACCTTCTGGCGTCGGCTTGATGCCCTTCTTGATCCGGTTTTCCTGATCGTGGTGGTAACCCTCCATGTACTTGCGGTACTGCTCGGTCGAGGGCGCATAGTTCGGCTTGGCCGTCTCGCCCTTCATGGACGCCGCCTGACCTTCCTCCCACGCACGATCAGCCGCCGGCACGCGCTCGTCCTGCACGAACAGGTCGAGCTGGGAGCCCAGATCGCAGCCCAGCCACTTCGCAATCGTGAGATCGCGCGCAATCGCTGCCTTCTTGTTTTTCTCACCCTCGGCGCCCTGAATGGCGAATGCGGTGTCGAAGTCGCTCTTGAGGAAGCCGTCCTTCTTGGCGACCTTGTAGAGGGTGCGGAGGTGGTTGGTGGCCTTGGCGATATCGTCGCGTGCCTTCGCGATCTTCGGCAGGGTCTGCAGGAACAGCGCCTTGTCGGTCTCGTTCACCGGGCTGTTGAACTTCTTCCCAGCCGGCTTCGCGGCCTTATCCTTGGTGGTCTTTGGCTTCGCGGCCTTTGGCTCGCGCGGCTTCTTCTCTGCGGCTGGTTTCTTGGCCATATCGGCTCCAATGGTTATGGGAAAAGGAAATGCCGGGAGCGACGCATCACCAAACGCTCCCGGCACCATACAGCCGCCCCGGGTTGGGACGAAGGGCGGCCGATCTCTTACGAAAACTGTGACGGCAGAATCTGCTCTCGGGAGAGCCCGGTCAACTCCGCCACGCGCTTGACGTGGTGGGGAGGGACCTTTTTCCACCGGGACAGATTTTGCTTCGCGATGCCAAGGTGCCGGGCGATCTCGGCCCGGGTGGTCTTGGTGAGGACCAGCGCGAAGCCGTCCTCGTCTGTTTTGATTTTTGCCATTTGGGGAAAATATGCGCGACTTGGCGAATAGTCAACATGATGTTTATTTTGCGCTTGCACCGGCATCGGAAATCGTCTACGCCATGTTTACCCGCAACCGAGCCATTGGGGCTCGCTGGAGGATTGGATGACCACAAAGACAATTCGCAGATCAGGCGCTGAACTGATTGCTTTTCATTTTTCCTCCGACATTTCCGAGGTTCGCGACGGCGTCTACCAGCCGACGCGATACCGCAACCCGTACGTTTATAGCTGGGGGGACGATTATTATTGCTGCCCCACCGAACGGCAGAAACTTCCAGCCCAAGGGGAGACCTTCGATTGGAACTCGGTCGGCGAATACTACGGCCGCAAGGTCTATTGCTCGCTTGGCAGCTACGATGGCGGGGAGGCATAAGCCATGAACGATCATTCCTATACCGAACTCGACGCCCAACGCGAGACACTCGTCACCATTCTGGAGGGCGTTGGGTTCGTCTTCTTCATCGCCGTCATGGTCGCCGCATGGTTCGTGGTGCCGGCATGATTCGGCCGAAGCGCAAAGCCATACCTGCCGCCGTGAAGCGGCAGGTCCTCGACCGGCAGATTCACCACTGCGACGAATGCCGCGTGATCTTCATCGTGGGCGACAAGGTCGAGTTCGACCACCGGCCTGCGCTGATCATGCGCCCAGTGAACGCTGCCGGCACCGATTACGATCCGCCGCAGAACGACCCGAATTTCATCGAGGCTGTCCACAAGACGCCTTGTCACCTGAAACGCACGGTCGGCCGCCAGCCCGGCGCCGAGAAGACCGTCACCACCAAGGGGTCAGACGTCTGGCTCAAGAAGAAGTTCGACCGGCTGGAGGGACGCACAAAGACCGGCCCCAAGGCCAAGATCGCAAACCGGGGTTTCCCCAAGAAGCAGAGGAAGATCAAGTAATGGCTAAATCAGCAAAGACCGCCGAACCCGGCATCGGCCACAACAGCGAGGTGGCGACGCCGCAGCAGATCAACGATTCGCTCTCGATGCGCTACGCGGACCTGCTGACCTCCACCAGTCAGCTGCTCGAACGTGCCCGAGCGCTCCCGGACGCGGTGGCCGATGACGCCGGCCTCGGCGAATACGCCACGGTGGCGAGCGACATCCGCAAGCTGGAGAAGACCACCGAATCGCACCGTGAGGGCGAGAAGGCTCCGTATCTTGTCGCGGGGCGCGCTGTGGATGGATTCTTCAAGGAGAAGGTGTTGGGCAAGCTGTCCAAGACCGCCGACATCCTTGGGCGCCGCATCAACGACTTCCAGCAGGCCAAGCTGATCGCCGAGCGGGCCGAGCGGGCACGTCAGGAGAAGCTGCGCGCCGATGAGGAGCGGATAGCTCGCGAAGCCGCAGAGGAGGCCGCCCGTAAGGCTGCGCGGGCTCGGTCGGAGAACACCAAGGCCGCCACGGAAGCCGCCGCAGAGGCCGCCGCAGAGGCCGCCGCACTGGCTGCCAAGCGAGCCGAGGACGCGGCCGAGGCCACCAAGGTCAATGCCGCCGGCATGACGCGCCAGCGCTTCGACAGCGGCTCCATGGTGACGATGAAGACGATCAAGTATGCGGATATCGTCGACATCGACGCGATCCCACTGGATAAGCTGCGCCCGTACATGAAGCCCGAGCATATCGAGGCTGCCGTGAAGGCATGGGCCAAGTTCACCAGCTACGGCGCCACCATGCCGGGCGTTTCGGTTGGCGAGTGCGAGGAAAGCGTCGTCATTTAACAGGAGGTTCCCGTGGAACAGACCAGCACTGCCGTGAAGAAGAAGACGGTAAAACCCAAGCCGAAGAAGCCGTCCAAGGCCGTGTCGACGGTCGTCCACCAGCCGGCGCCACCGGCACCACGTAACCTGCTGGCGGTGATCGCAGAGGCGACACTGAACCCGGCGTGCGACGTCGGTAAGATGCAGGCCCTGCTCGACATGCAGCGCCAGATCGAGGACCGGGACGCGGTGAAGGAGTTTAACCGCAACTTCATCGCGCTGCAGGAGGTTCTCCCGACGATTCGGCAGGACGGCAAGATCGTCATCCCGGCGAAGGAGGGGCGCGCCGGGCAGGCGACGCCGTACGCGACGTTCAACAACATCATGAAGACGATCCAGCCGCTGCTGACGCGGCACGGGTTCTCGCTTTCATTTGCCACCGAGCCCGCCGGGGAACGCATCATGGTGCGTGGGTTTCTCGATGGCCACGGCCACCAGCGCACCACCGCTTTTCCGCTGCCGGCGGAGACGTCCGGGTCCAAGAACAACGTGCAAGGCTGGGGATCGTCGATGTCCTACGGCAAGCGGTATTGCACCATCGCGCTGTTGAACCTGATCAGTGAGGCGAAGGAAGATGCCGACACGAACGGCGTCGAGGTTGGCACCAATGTCAGCGCCGATCAGCTGAAGGCGCTGATCAAGCTGGCCGACGATTCCGGGGCCGATAAGGCCAAGTTCTGCGCCTTGATGAGCGTCGAGAGCATGGCTGCAATCCCCGCCACTCGATTCGCCGAGGCCAAGACCCAGCTGGAGCGCAAGCTGAAGGCGAAGGCTAAGAAGGCCGCACAATCCGACTTTCCGGGAGATCGATAATGGCTAAGGCCGCAGTAAAACCGAAGGCGTCGAAGATCGAGGTCTTCGAAGATATCGAGCAGGGCACACCCGAGTGGTTCGAGGTGCGTCGCGGACTCGTAACCGCTTCGAAGTTCGGCACCGTCATGGCGACGGGCCGTGGCGGCGGCGAGAGCAAGACCCGGGCGAAGTATATGCGCGAGCTGGCCGGCGAGATCATCACCGGCCAGCCCATGGAGAGCTATACCAACGCCCACATGGAGCGCGGCAAGGTGATGGAGGACGCGATCCGCGCGCAATATGCGTTCGAGCACGACGAGTTCGAGATCAAGCGCGTCGGCTTCATCAAGAACGGCAACAAGGGCGTCAGCCCGGACTCGCTGCTGGGTAATGCCGGGATGTTGGAGATCAAGTCGGCCCTGCCCGATATCCTGATCGATATCCTGATGGCCGGACGCTACCCGCCGGAGCACAAGCCACAGTGTCAGGGCGCCCTCTGGGTGGCCGAGCGCGAGTGGATCGATATCTGCGTCGGCTGGCGCAAGGAAGGCGGGCGCCCGATGCCGCTCTATCGAGAGCGTATCTATCGCGATGAACCCTACATAGCAGCGATGGCGCGCGAGGTCTCGGCCTTCAATGCCGAGCTACGCGAACTGGTGGCCAAGGTGGAGGCGATGTCGTGACATTTTCAGATATGCCGGAATCCGCATTCCCATTCACATTCGAGCACTCGGATGGGAGCACATTAAGCTGTCCCGGGATGACCCTCCGGGACTACTTCGCCGGGCAGGCGCTCGCTGGCATCGCCACAACCCTTTCTCCACAAGAAATCACCGAGCTTGCGGTTGGGATTAAGGGTGGGAAGTTCGTGGTGGGAGCGAGCTACGCGCTCGCCGACGCTATGCTGGAGACTCGAAAGAAATGATGACGGTCAGAATGATCACGGTCTGGGAGACCAGCGACGGCGAGAAGCACCCCTCGCAAGAGGCGGCCAACGCGTACGTCCTCAACAACGACCTGCGGGATGCTCTCGCGGATGTTCTGGGTGACTGCCACTATGATGCACAGGACATCCTGAATTTCCTATCCGGTCGGTCGAAGCATGTGCGGGAGTGGCTCGAAGCCAATGATGCAGCGATGAAGAAGGTGATGGAATAATGAAGGCCAATCGGGACATGATTGCGGGCGCCGCCTTAATGGCAGCAGGGGTGTTAATTCTGTGCCTGTCTCTTCAAGCCGGTTCATCGTTGATGATGAACATCAGCGGCGAATCAGAGGCAACCGAGATTTGCCAGATGCCTTTTGGGCGGGATAGGCCGGACGGCCTAAAGACCTTCCAACTGTTCAGCGGGGGGCTTGAACATTGCATCGCGTGGACGTTGGAGAAGCGGGAAATATGCGAAAGCAACCGCTCGGTTTCCACGCGATACCGCGATAATCAATGTGGAGACAAGAATTACCGCCTTGCGGACGTCAAGGCTGGGAATGAGCGCTCCCGCTTGTTCAATGAGCAAGAGAATCGGATGAAGGCCGAGTATGAGCGCAACGCTCGCGCGACAACGAGCGATCCCCGATGACCCATCCGGCCCCGAAACACTTCCAGATGCAGTGGCGTGAAGGCGTGTTCCTCCCTCACAACCGAATCGTGCCGTATTGCCACGAGACGTTCGGTGAGGGTGAGATCGTCACGTTCGAGCGTCACGAGGAGCGCTCGGACGCCAGCCACCGCCACTATTTCGCGGCCATTAAGACCGCCTTCGACAATCTGCCGGAGGGGGAAACCCGTTTCCAGACACCCGAGGCGCTGCGCCATTGGGCGCTGATCCGATCCGGGTGGCACACCGAGAACCACGTCGTCTGCGATAGCCCAGAGCAGGCCCGCACCATCGCGGCGTTTATGGGAAACTCCGAGGGCACGATCATCGTGGTCAAGGAGAACGTCATAAAGAAGTACACGGCGAAGTCCCAGTCCGTGAAAGCTATGGGCAAGGACGACTTCCAGCGGTCGAAGACCGACGTCCTCGATACCATCGCCGAATTATTGGCGGTGACCCGTAAACGACTTGAGCAAAATGCCGGGAGGGCATCATGAACTACATCATCGCAGACACCGAGGGCAGTGGCCTTTTTGATTACACCAAGCCAGCCGATGCGCCGGGACAACCCCGCGTCGCGGCGGTCGGCCTGATCCTGACGGACGGCAATCTGGAGGTCCAGCAGGAGCACAGCTTCCTGATCAAGCCGAACGGCTGGACGTTCGACAACAACTCGGACGCAGCCAAGGTCAATGGCCTCACGCACGAGCGCCTGATGGACGAGGGTGTCGGTATCGAGGAAGCACTGCGCATCTATGGCGGCGCCATCGACGACCGGCGCATTATCGTCGGCTTCAATGTGCTCCACGATCTCAAGAGCCTGCGCGCCGAACTGCGCCACGCCGGTCTCCCGGATCGCTACATGCAGTCCCGCTATATCTGCTGCATGCAGGGGTGCCGGAAGACGGTCGACGCCCGCACCGAGGCCGGGAAGAAGAAGGCCCCGAAGCTGGCCGAGGCGTGCGCCTATTACGGCATCGAGCAGGGTGGTGATGGACATACCGCCATCGGCGATGCCCGCAGCGCTCTGGAGATTCTGCGGCGACTGCGCGACGCCGACGAGTTTCCGGCCGTGAAGGACCCCTATGAGCGAGGAAAAGACTGATGTCGGCCGACGCATATCCACTTAACTGGCCTCCCGGGTGGCCCCGCCACAAGGGCGAACGCGACAGCGACACCCGATTCAAGGGGCCGACCTATCGGTGGGATCGCGTGTTCGGCGGACTGGTCGACGAGCTGCGCCGAATCGGGGCCAAAAACATCGTGGTCTCGACCAATCAGCCGGTGCGCAAGGACGGTTATCCGTACGCACAGGAGCGGTCGATCCCGGACGTCGGGGTGGCGGTCTACTTCACCCGCAACGGCAAGTCGCTGGTGATGGCGCAGGATCGGTTCTGGACGGTGCTAGGCAACATGCGCTCCCTCACCATGGCTATCGAGGGTCTGCGCCAGATGGAACGCCATGGCGGCGCCACCATGCTGGAGCGCGCGTTCGACGGCTTCACGGCACTTCCAGCACCGGACGATTGCTGGACGGTCCTCGGCGTAGATGGCCGACGCGAGACTGTGACAGTCGAGGTCATTAGACGCCATTTCAAGGCACGCGCGGCCGAACTGCTAGACCATCGCGGCATGCCGACAGATATGGGTGCTCTCGTGCGAGCCCGAGACGAGGCATTGGAGAAGTTCAAGTGAATCAACAGGCCACCAAAGCCGTATTCGAAAACATCCCGCGCAACGGTCGCTATGAGCGCGACCTGCTGCACTCCATGGTGCACAAGTTCTCCCAGAAGAACATCGAGGATGCGCTGAAGTGGCTATGTGAACGCGGCTTCGTTCGCAAATGCGGCGACGCGACGCGCCCCCTCTACGTCCGCTTGGCCACGGCCTCGGTGGTCTATACCAACATCACCCCGCTCGATGAGTGGTCGACGACGGTGATGCTCGAACTCCACTCAGCATTCAAGAAGGTGATGACCAAATGAGCAATACCCCAGTTCCGTCCATGGAGCAGAATCCGCTCCAGAAAGCATTTGCTGATTACCAGCGCATGGAGGAGGTCGTTCGCCTCTCCCGGGTGGAGGGTGAAGTTCTCCGTGCCCAGAACGCCGGCCTCACGGCCGAGGCCGGGATGCTTCGTGAGGCACTGGAGCGATCCGAGGCCGAGCGCGTGCGCCTCAGTTCCATTGCCTCCACGCTCCTCGGACGGTTGCTCTCGATCAACGATGTGATTGCCGGCGCCGTCAAACAGTCGATCCAGAACGGCATAGAGGCCACCCGCGCGGTCGAGCCGGCGGACAAGGCCGAGGAGCGTCAGGAGCTGGAAGCCGCCGGAGAGGCCGCGCAGGACATCCTACAGCGCGTCGAACCGGTTCTGGGCACCGGAGGCTCCGGGGCCGGGATAGGCTCTCAGGTGCCCCCCGCTGTGGACTGGGGACGCGATCCGCACCGTGGCAACATCGTCACCCGGTGATGGACGACCCCACAATCGCCGAGGAGCACTTCGCGCGGCTCCTCGCGTTCTGGCACGGCCAGCAGCCGCTCTATCGGGAACCGGGCGGCAACCTGATCACCGTCGCCAACTCCCGGGGGAATCGCACCGGATGGGCGCACGAGGTCGACCGGTACGTGGATCGACACTGGCGCGAATATGTCTCCGCTGCCCAAGAGTTCATCCGGCAGAGGTCCTGAAACGAAAAAAGCCGCCCGGGGATGCCGGGCGGCTCATAGAGGAGATCGATATGCCGATGTTTGATGCCCTTGTGCGCGTCGTCCACATGGAGACTTGGTCTGTCGAGGCCAAGGATGCCGAGGAGGCACGCCAGAAGCTGACTGAGTTCACCGACGATGTGCAGGACGACGAGACCGGCGGCGAGGTCGTGGACTGGGAAGTCGAGTCGGTCAAGCCGTCGCGCCTGTGATGGCCAAGCAGCCTGCTGTTTTGTTCAGAAGGAAGGTCTATGTGGGGAGCCCTCGCCACATGGATGCGATCAAGGCCGCATTTGACGGCATGAGCGCCCACCAAAGACATCGCGTCAGCAATCGGATCGCGGACGGCAAAGAAAACATCGTATTCGGATTCGCGTTCGATGACGGAACCGATTTTGAGGCCACAACGATGCAAGACGCGCGCAAGATCATGTACGGCTTCGACTGATTGGCACGAGCGGCAAGAATTGAACTTGCTCCCCACGGTTTTGGAGACCGGGATGCTGCCGTAACACCTCGCTCGCATATTGGTACCAACTGCTGGTATCGATCCAGCCTCTCGGGCTCCACAAACCCGCGCCATCACCTGATCGGCCTAGTTGGCATGAATGGTCCCGAAGGGTGCTGCCGACGCACCCTGACCGCCTTATGAGAGCGGTGTCCTCGCCGGAGGCATCGGGTCGCGTACCAGCGGAGATGCTGGCAGCGGCACTCGGTGTCGAACCGAGCTGCAGGGCTTCAAAGGCCCCACCCCTCACCGGAGGTGCCGCATCAATTGGCCCTGTGTGCGGGTATCGATCCCGCTTCTACGCTGTGAAAGAGCGTGATCCTAGCCAGTAGACGAACACAGGATGGCGCGGGCTCCGGGAATCGAACCCGGGACGCTGCGTTGGAAGCGCAGAATTTTACCTCTAAACTAAGCACGCGAAATGGCGGAAGGCCGGAGACACGATCACCACGCCGTTGCCGGCGCCATGCCCTTAGCAGGGGCCGCCAGCGCCTTGCTGGTTGACCTTCCATGGTTGGCCTCACCGGGACGACTCGAACGCCCACGCAACCGCTTAGGAGGCGGTGGCTCTGTCCAGTTGAGCTACGGCGAGAAATGGCGCTTCCGGGATGATTCGAACACCCGACGACCCGGTGTAGAAGACCGGCGCTCTGTCCACTGAGCTACGGAAGCATGGACACGGTGGCCAGATTTTAACTGGCCTACGCGGGGTTGCAATCCGCTGCCTAGTCACTCGGCCACACCGTGGTAAATGGCACCCGCTGCTGGTGTCGATCCAACGCTACCGCTTTCAGAGAGCGGTGTACTGCCGTTATACGAAGCGGGCGTAATGGTCTGCGTGGCAGGCTTCGATCCTGCGACCCCGTCGTTCCGAACGACGTACTCTGACCAGACTGAGCTACACGCAGATGATTGGAGCACGCGGCAGGATTCGAACCCGCATCTGCCTTCCGGTTACCTTTGTCCTGATTCGTAATCAGGGGGGATACGCGTGCATGGCGCTGTCGGCGGGTTTCGATCCCGCTTCACCGGGTTGAGAACCCAGCATCCTAGCCAGTAGACGACGACAGCATATTGGCTCCGGTCCCCGGAATCGAACCGGGCTAATCACCGCTTAACAGGCGGGTCCTTGCACCTTGCTTGGCTTGACCGAACTTGGTGGAGAGCGAGGGTGTTGATCCCTCCCGGCCAAACTTGCAAGGTTCGGCAGCGCCCCGGCGCGCTCCCCAATTGGCTCCGGTGCGCAGCAATAGCACCGGTGATCGCTGAAGGTCCCCTTTTCCATAGAACCTCCGAAAATGGTGCCCAGTCGTGGTTCCTCCCCACGCTCTCCGAGGCTTCAGCTCGGCGCTTTCAATAGATTAGCTTACTGGGCGTCACGGCATTCATCGCAGACAAATTTCCCGCGATTCTTACCGGAATAGGATTGATCCAAGACGGCCTCTCGGCCGCATGCCTCGCAAGGACCGCAAGTACGATCATCATCGTTTCCGGGGCCATAAAAGCATCTCATGCGATCAAACCTCTTAATTGGCGCGGACAGGGAGAATCGAACTCCCGCACGAAGTGTGGCACACTCCAAGTCTACCATTAACCTATGTCCGCATGGTCCCCCATCGAGGTAACGATCCTCGCCAGCCCGCAGGCCTCCGATTTACAGTCGGCTCCGCGTCCTTAGCGGGATACTGAGGGAAAAAAATGGTGCCCCTATCTCTCGATCTCGCGAGCCCGTTCGCAGGCCACACGCCTTAAAGGGCGGCGACTTTTCGGTGACATGGTTGCGGAGAGCCGGATTCGAACCGACGACCTGCAGTTTATGAGACTGCCGAGCTGACCACTGCTCCATCCCGCAATTGGTGCGCCGCTTGAACTCGTGCGCGTATCGTCAGTACATCCGTGATCGATAGAGAAGTGAGCGCCGCGCCGACAGGAAGCCAGCCTGCACCGGACCATAGGCTTGGCTAAAGCGTAGCCCCGACGCGACATTCGTGCATATAGCAAACCGGGAGCCGGCTGCCAAGGTGGCGGAGGAGGGGTAGATTCGAACTCCATGGACTTGCGCCCACCCTCGGTTTTCGAGACCGCGACGGTACCCCGACCGCTTCTCTCCTCCGTATTGGTGATCCCCCGGCGATTCGAACGCCGTATCTCCGCCTTCGGAGGGCGGTGCCTTGTCCATCCGGCTCGGGGACCGTTACTTTTTCGGGTTCGGGAAGAACTTCGACATGGTGACCTTCTGGATAAGACTGTCGTCGAGCACGATGCCCGGCTTGGTCAACGTCTTGTCGTCCAGCGCCTGCTCCAATGCCAGATAGGCATTGCCAAGGTCGGGAGTGGACGGATTGACGAACAGGACATCCAGATCGATTTCATGCTGTATCGGCAGCGCGACGCCGACCTTCGCTATCGCCGTATGCAGGAAGACCCGGTATTGCTGGATCACCTTGATGTGCATGCGCCGATGCGGCGCGTCGTGGATGTAAAGCTGCAGCAACGGCGTCTGCGGCTCCTTCATCGGCAGATACTTCGCGATGATCTTCATGGTGCGCGCTCGGGGGATCGAACCCCGTCCTCTTACCGTTATGAGCGGCGGGCCGTCCCATCTGGCTCAACGCGCTAAGTGTTTCGAGTAGGCGTGGGTCATGACGCCTCGTTCTAGTCCGGTGTGCATCTTGGTATCCTAGCCGTTAGACGACCGCTTGGCTTTTACACCGCGCGAGGGGGAATCGAACCGCCCATCTCCAAGCTCTTGCGAGACCCCACCGGCTCTCGAAATGGTCTGGGTGGCGTGAGTCGAACACGCGCTGCGAGCTTCCAAAGCCCACCGACTACCGTAATCTTTCACCCAGATGAAATGGCGCTGCTACGGGGTATCGATCCCCGGTCCTCCGGTTGACAACCGGGCGCTCTGCCTTTGAGCTATAGCAGCATGGTGTGTCCGGGGAGATTTGAACTCCCACTGAGGGCGTTCTCAACGCCGTCCCTCTGCCGTTGGGGTACGAACACATGATTGGTCAACCGCCACGGTAACGATCCGTGTTCCCGGGGTTAAGAGGCCCGTGCATCACCTTAATGCTTGCGGTCGATGATTGGTGAACCCGCTCGGTACTGCCCCGAGTTCGCATGGGTTAAAAGGCCAGCGTGCTACTTTCCTACTCCGGGTCCAATTAGGACGCCGGTTTCAGGTTCTTGTCTTCGCACACGACGATCTGACCGGTGTCGCGGAAGTGGTGGACCCACTGGCGCTTCAGCCGAACCGGGTCGAGCCCGAACTGGCAGTGAATGCACTTCATTTTCGGCTCCCTAAGTTAGGCCGGTGAATTGGTAGTCCTAGCCGGTAACGATCCGACGTCGCGCGGTTATCAGCCGCGTGCTCTACCTTTGAGCTATAGGACCATGATGGTAACCCGCCTACGAATCGAACGCAGTCTTGCCGGGGTGTAGGCCCGGTGCCGTCCCATCTGGCTCGCGGATCATGAAGTGGTGCCCGTGGCAGGATTCGAACCCGCAGATGAACTCGCTTTGAACGAGCGGCCTTTACCGTTTGGCTACACGGGCGTGAATGGTGCGTGACCGGAGATTCGAACCCCGACTGGACGGCTTCTGAAACCGCTGCCTCTACCGTTGGGCTAGTCACGCATGGTGCTACATCGGAGGATCGAACTCCGGTTCCTGCCTTACCAAAGCAGTGCCCTACCACTGGACGAATGCAGCGTGAATTGCGGGAGCGTCCCAACCACTAGACGACTGGACCGGTGCACCGGTGGCTCCAGATGGGATTCGAACCCATGTTTCCCCCTACTTGGCGCCCATGCCGGGAATCGAAACCGGCTCTCCGCTTTACGAGAGCGGTGCATCACCTCAATGCTTCAAGGGCAATCTGTGCTTTGTGCTGGCTGGGCGGAATCGAACCCCCGACATCCGTCTTACAAGGACGGCGGTCTCCCACTGACCTAAGCCAGCACGAAGAACAGTTCGGACCGCCGAAACCAGTTTGCAGCGCGCGATGGCGCCACTCCTACAGCTCGGTCCTAGACGCCGGAACGCGCGTACGCGGTGACGGTCGTCGGGTCTTCTGGCAGAGGGTGCACGTCGAGTGGGAAGGTGTGCGAGGTTTTCTCTGCCGGGGTGGCAGAGAGCGGAGGCTCGCTGCCGGTTTAGTCTTTGCGCCCCTTGGGGCTATTCGCTTCTGGTGCTGTCATGACGACAGACGCAATCGTCCAGCAGCGCTGAAATAGCGGCTGGCCGGCGTGTCTGCGATATGACCGTATGGATTGCACGAGTGTAGCTCCAGAATGTGGGATAGGCACGTACGCCCGATTTTGCGGGCCGTCAACACCTATTCCAGAAATATCAGATGCGGCCGACCAGCAACAGCACGAGCAGGATCACGAGGATCAGTCCGATTCCGCCGCCGCCGTAGTAGCCAGCACCCCAATATGGAGCGCCGCCGGCACGCGCGCCGAAGGGCGTGAGGCCACCGATCAGCATGAGAACGAGTAACACGACCAACACGGTTATCAGCATGGCAGCCTCCTGTGTGTGGCGGCAACGTGGCAGGTCGTCAGATGTTCCCGATGGCGGCGGATAGGGCGCAAAACACAACCACGACCCCGAGAGCGATGAGCCATGGGGAATTACCGAGATCGGGCTTGGTTACTGCGCGTATCTTGCACAGCGAACCGATAATGATGATGAGGCTTCCGACGCCGAGCACCATCAGCTGCATCGTGCTGAACTCACCGGCTCCGTAAAACTTGCGCCATACCCAGATCAGCGCCGAGCGCATCCACACTCCAAGATCGAACACAAGAATAGCTATGGCGAGGTGCATGCTGGGCGGCATGCGGAAAAACCAATCTCGGCGGCGCAGGCGGCGGCGCTTGGCCTCCAGATAAAGATACCTGACCATCAAGGCCATAAACATCATCTCGACGAGCCCGCTGGCGCCGTTCGACATCTCCAGCCAGAAGCTTGAAGTGAAGGCCGTTATCACTTGCGGTCTCGATCACCGATGGCGGCATTCAATTCTTGAACGGTTTCGAACACCGAAGTCACATAAGGGACGTTGTGGTTCTGCGCCCAGATATCGGCCATCATGGCGCGCATCGGGCTGGGATCGGATGAACGCTCACGCATCTTCTCGATCAGGTCAGTGCTGACCGCCATGGCGTGGTTATAGGCCCGGTCGGCGGGTGTCGCACGACGAGTTTGGAATGCGCCTCGAATCATATTCATGATCCTCATGCAGCCCTTCCGAAAACGATTGACTTCAGCTCGGCCACGAGGGCCGACGTCTGAACTGCCAACGCGTACAGCTTCTCGTCCTTGTCTTCCAAGATAATCAGCAGGCGCTTCCGCTCTGTATTCATCCAGAGCAATCCGGCGAGAAGAAGGGGAGCCATATACGCTCCGCCCTCCTTGGCCAGACTGAACCAATATTCTGGCCCCACGCATCTGCTCCATTCTCAAAACCGTCAGATCGGACGGTTGAACTTGGCGATTTCGTCGTCGAGTTCCTGATCAACGGCATCAGCCTCCGACTGCGTCGCGGTACCGTTTGCCGCGCTCGTCGCAAGGGTGGTCATGGCGGTGATCACCGGGAGCACGTTCTTGCCCAACTGGATCGCCTTCGGCAGATATTCGAGTCCTCGATTGAGGACACTCAGGACTTCTGTGTAGTTCAGGCTCACGATGCACCTCCGATAGTCACGCCGCCCTCGGCGGCCTTACCCTTGACGATTGAGATCAGGTCCGAGAGCTGCCCCCACACGACACCAGCGTTCACCTGATCATTGGAACGGACGAACTTGCGCAGCTGTGTGAGATACGGCGGGATTTGCACAGTATAGACCTGCACTGCGCGGATTTGTTCCTTGCAGCCCGTGTTAATCAGGCCCTGCTCGCAGCTATCACGCCATGCGTTGAGGCCCTTAAATACCACGGTGGTCGCACGCTCCATGGTGAGAAGGCGCTCGGGCGTCACCGGGTTCGAGATCGAGGCGGTACCGAGCTGGGTGAGGGTCTCAAGGGCTTTGAACCCTTGGCATGCGCCAAGTGAGAGCGAGACAACGACGGTGGCGACGAGAACGCTAAACTTCTTCACGTCAAACTCCTTTTGCGATGGCCTCGACCGCTTCCATATCGGCGCGCGTCGGGGCGATGTTGTCGACCTTTGGATCGACGGCGAGTGCGGCCAGCTGCGGGCTGGCCTGCGCGTTCACGCGGAGCGGTTCCACACCGGTAGTGTTGCTGACGTCCTTGAACTGCTGGGACGTGCTGGAAATCACGGCCATGACGGAGCCGAGACCCGTATTCAGCAGCGCGGCGAGAGACACGATCTTCTGTGCGACGCCGGCTCCGAACAGGTCCGTCAGCTGGGTGGTGGAGACCATCAACACGCCGAGAACCGCGATGGAAATGGAGATGATCTGCTTGCCATTAAGGTTCATGATCTACATCCAGTTGACTTGATACCATTGCGGTACCACAGAGTGGGCTACGCGGCCAGCTTCACGTAAGGGGCAGAGACAAATCCGTCATCGATACGGAGCCAAGTAACGGAACCGACGCGGAGCTGCTCCAGCGCGTTGACCTTGGTGCCCTTTGGGACGATACGCAGCACCGGGTAATTGGTGCCGGTACCGGCGCGAACATTCAGGTTCGAGATCGTCACGCCGACGCGCGCGCCGAGCGGTGCCGCCGGAATTGTCGGCATCACGGTCGAGACGCTCTCCAGTCGCTTGATGATCGGATCATTGCCGGCCATCAGCGCCTTGCGATCCGCGAGCCCATTGGTACCGCCGTTCCATGCTGTCACGCAGCCGATGAAGTTGCCGGCGTCAGCGAATCGGTTCAGGCCTTTCCACGTCCAGAACGCGGCGCAGATTTCCGGCTGCAGATCGAGCCGGGAAGCCAACTCTGGATCGGCCACGACCGGGAGGCCGGTCAATTTCTGAAGTGCCTCATAACCGTCACGCCCGGTCCACTGCGGACCCCCGCGCCCGATAAACATGGAGCCGTCGCTGGTGCCGGGGCGATTCCCCATGCGGTTGCCGTAGATGTCATCGAACGCGAGCAGCTGCCAGCCCTTGGAGGTTCCGTACTTGGCGCGCACCTGCGCGGCGCCGCCGGGGAATCGAGACGGCCACACCTGCGCCATGCGCGCCGCCGTGTAGTTGATATTCTCGGTGAGGCCCGGGATCGAGAAGCCGCCGCTCTCGTGCTCGATATTGGCGAAGAAATATCCGGCGCGCACCTTCGTCTCCAGAATATCGGCCTTGACCAGCACATTTTGTTTGGAGGCGAACGCATCCACCACCACCTGTGGTGCACGGGGGAGAATTGCTCGAACATCTGCGGCGGATAATTTGATCATCAGACTGACCTATCTCGTTTTCGTGTGGATGTGCATCTCCGGCCCGTTAGGGCTTGCGCTTTTCATCTTCGGCGCGACCTATCGACGGCCCCTGAAGGCGCGAGAGTTGCCCGCCGATGGTGGGTTGCCTCATGAGGTACGCCGGCAGGGGCTTCTTTGGCGGCAGTAACGGACGCGGCGCATCTTCGAGGTTATCGAGTGACTTTCCGACCTTAGACGCCGCACGCGACTCGGTGAACTTCGTTCCGCCCTTCTCCAGCAGATGCTTGACGCCAACACCTGCGAGGCCGCCCTCGGCGCCGCCGGTGAAGATCGCGCCGATGCTGCCGAGAATAGCCGAACCGTACTTGCGCAACGCACCCATCATGGCCGGCGCCGTATCCGAGTTCGTCCGCGCATATTTCGGGATGATCGTCAGCCGCAGCGCATGCGCGTACCGCTCCATCATCTGGCGCTGCTCCTCGGTGTAGAGCGCCTTCGCGATGCTGGCGCCCTTGCCGTTCAGGAGGTCGCTGATGTTGTTGACGATCTTCTGCATGCCGGGCTGCGAACGACCATCAGCGTTCTGCGTCACCTTCTGCCACACGCCCTGACGGATTGCCGCCATGGTCTCGCTCTTGTTGCCGGTGATGCGCTCGATAGCGCCGATCATGCGCGACACGTTGCCGGGATTGCCGCTGCCGATGGCGTTGAAGATCGCGCCGGCCGCCTCCTCGGGGAGCGCGGTACCGTCGATGATGCGCCGGAACACCGCCTGCTGCGCGCCGCCGATGCCCTCGCCGCCGAACGCGCCATTGAAGATGCGCTGGGCCGCCTGATAGGCCTGCGTGGCCGGGTGCGTCTCGATAGCGCGCTCCAGCGCCATCACGCCCTGCGCATGCTCGCGCATAGCCGCACGCTCTTGTGCGTTGAAGTGGCGCTGCGCCAACGTAGTGCCCAAGAAGTCGAGAGTGCTGCGCGCCGACTTGATCGGATCAATGCCGCCATCCTGACCGCGAACCTGCGATGCCCGCTGCCAGATCGCCTGCCGCACGGCGTTGAACTGCTCGGGAGGAAGCACCTCCTGCAGGCGGTCCGCGATACGAACCGGGAGACCGGAACTCCCCAGCTTGCCGCTACCGATAATGTAGTTCGCGACTTCTTCCGGGGTACGATTCTGCTCGACGATACGACGCATCGCATCACCGACGTCATCGCCCTTCCGCTGCGGACCGAACGTATTTCGGTACCGGGAATACGACGCACGGGCCTCCTGCAGCGCCTGAAGCGCTCGCGGATCACCGGAGAATAGGTCTTCCGTGATCGACCTTTCGATATTGTTGTCGAAGGCCTCCATAACGGCCTGCATCGCGCGCCGGTCGGACTCGCCATTCGGTCCAGCGTTGCGTGCCCCCTGATAGTAGGCGACCAGCTTCTTTCGCATCTGGTCGACGCCCTTGAGGGACACCGAGGTGATTTCCTCTGGATCAGGGGCAGCACGCGGGTCCGCCCTGTTCTGGATACGAGGAGCCGACATATTGTCGATCTCCTGAATCGCCCGCGACGCAAGCGGCGTGAGCTGGTCGTCGATCACCACCGGTTCGTCACGGAACGACAGATCGTTCTTGATGCGATTGCCCATGCCGCGCACCGCACTGGCGTCGAACTCGCCCGGTAGGCGCCCGAACTCGTCGTACTTGCTCTTGAAGTCCTGCCGGTTGGCGGCAGCGGCTTCCTGCACAGAATTTCGCACGCCGGCCGCGACATCGAGAGGGTTCTCTACGGCGGGGTTGCCCTGACGCACGACATCGTCGACCACCCGGCCGCTGTCCTGCACCATACCGCGCTGTGCCGTCGCCTCGGCCTCGGCGCGGAGCCGTGCCGCCTCCATGAGGCTGCGGGCCAGCGTGGCGCGCTCGCCGACATCACCAGCCACAACCTCGGCCGCCTGTCCCGGGCTCTCCACGGGGCCGCGCTGGCCCGCCATGCCGCCGGAAATGTCGCGCCCGGCCTGCTGGGTGGCGCCGTACTGATCGTCGAAGAACGTCGCGGCACGATCCTGCGCCGGCTTGCCGTACGCGCCGCGCGCCGACAGGTCCTCGTATCGGATGGCGTCGAGGTCCTGCGTGGCTTGCCCCTTGGAAAGCGGAATGCCGAACTCGCCAGCGATCTCCTTGTTGGCCATCACCTCCGGCGCGACCGGTACCGACTTCGGCGCCACGCGCGGCACCGCCAGCATGCCGCCGCCCGGCGCCCCCGGGGTCAGGAACTGGGCCGCCTGCATGGCGCGCTCCGGTCCCTGATCGCGGCGCAGGTTCTGAAGGTGCATATCCTCCTCGGTCACGGCGTCAGGCTCTGTCGAGGCCACCGAGCCCTCGACGGCACCGCGTACGCCCTGCGCGACCTGCTTGGCCATCCAGAGAGGTCCGCCCGGCGTCGCCTTGTCCCAAGCATTGGAGATACGGTCCGTCCATGACTTCGGCTTGGCTGCATCTTCGGTCTGATCGAACGCCGGCACCTCGGAGGTCTGATCAAACGACGGCACTTCCGACACCGAACCACCGGCCGCGCGATGCCGGATCGGCTTCTTGGTCTTGCCGCTACGCAGCCATGCCTTGAACTGGTCGACGGTCAGCGTGTCCATATGGCCGATGCGATCCGCACCGCGCCCATCCGAGAATGCTTTGATGTAGGCGTCGCGCGCCTGCTTCTTGCTGCCGAAGCCGATGAAAATCTTGTGCTCGTCGAACGTCCCGCCATGCAGGTCGTGCTGATCGACAGCGAAGACGTGCGGGCTCTTGAGGTGCGGCCCGAGATAGACATCAACGTGATCGTCATCGGCGCCGACCGTGCGCTTGATGTAGCCATAGTGGTGGGGAAGCTGCGAGCGCCACGGCTTGCCGCTTGCGTCCTTGCCGGAACGGTACGAGCCGCGCGGGTTCTCGATGGTGATATCGAGCCCCTGCACGCGCACATGCCCCTTCTTGTAGTTGCCCGCCTCCTTCTGACCGTCCGTGGGTTTCACGTTGACGGAGCGGGCCTGCTCGTGGATGTGCGCGGCGAGATTCATCACTGACCCGGGTACGGCGTTGGGTTGCCCTTGGCGTCCAGCGCCTTGGGATTGTAATAATAGGTCTTGCCGTTGTAGACGCGCGAGATGGCATCTGCAGGCGGCCTAAACCCGCTGGCGCCGGCCACCGGTCCCGCAGGAGGCTCGGCACCGTGCTCACCCGCGATGGACCTGCCGCGCGGCTTGTTCGGGTCCGGGTTGTAGATGTCCCGGATGTGCTGACGAGCCGCCGGCATGGCACGCTCCTCGGCGAGGATTTCCTGACGCATGACATTGATGACCGCCGACAGCTGCTCGGGCGATTGCGCGGCCGAGAGACGCTTCTCGGCAGCCTCCTTGTCGTGGACGGTGCCGTGGCCGCCGCCGATTGCGCGCGCGTATTCGTTCGTCAGGGTCATCAGCGCCTGACCGAGAGCCACGACCTTCGGATCGCCGGTATTGGTGCGAGCCGCCAGCAGGACGCGGTTGACCGGCTGCCACTGCGTGCGCGGCACTTCCTTGGACAGGTTCTCGGCGATGTCCGTCGCGTTGAACGCCGTACGACCATAGACCGACAGCTTCGCCATGATGGCAGCCTGCGTACGCTCGGCGGTCTTGAGACCCTCGAACTGTGCGGCGTTGGTGAGTAGTTCACGAGCGGCCGGGCTGACGGGCTGGCCACTGGCGGCGCGCTCGGCCACCAGCTTCTGCACCTTCATGATGTTGGCCGCGCCCTGAGCACCGCGACCGAGGCCTGTCAGCACCTTGGTGTCGCCCGCGATGATCCGGTCCGCCATGAACTGGGCGGTCTGATCGTCCATCAACTCGCCTTCCGGTCCCTTGCGGGCCTTGGCGGCCTTCTCCAGCGTCGGCAGCCAACCCGGGATGTCTTCCAGCTCGCCCTTGGCGTTGAAGCGCATCCCCATCGGGGCGCGATTCGCCGCCGTGTCCTTCTCGCTCGCCTTGTTGTGACGCTCGGTCTCGGTCTGCTTGCGGATATCCAACCCGAACTTCTGCGACTTCTCGGCCGCTTCGCGCTGCAGCTTCGCCGCCTCGGCCTCGATTTTGCGATCACGCTCCTCGGCCGAGCCGTACGCGCTGAAGCCTGCGATCCCGCCGTCACCGACCGCGTTGCCGAGATTCGGGGAACGCGACGACAGCATGCCGAGCCCGGCGGCGATCAGGCCAGTCTGCGCATTCGGCGAGATGAGACCCAGCCCAAGGCCGGACGACTTCGGACGCGTGATGGCGTCCGGGAGATCGCGATACGACCCCTCACCCTCTGGCGCGAACGCCATGACGGGCGCAGCAACGCCCTTGGAGCGGCCAGCGACGCCCACGGGAGCCGGCGCCTCGTCGTCATCGTCATCGGCCACCACAGGCGCCCCGGCGCCCTCTGGACGCCCCATCGGAAGCGGCACAACGCCACGGTTTGAGGCCTCCATCTGCTCGGTCGCGGCCAGTGGCGTGTAATTGGAGCCCTGCGGGTCGAAGGTGCCGTCCTGTACGGCGAAACGTGCCGGCGCGATCCGGTCCTCGAACGAGGCGCTGGGCGCCAGCTGCTCCTCGCCCTCGCCGAACATACCGACCGGCTCGTCCCAATTGCGCACCACCCCGCCGCGCGCGAAGCCGATGGTCGGCATCTGGTAATTGCCCACGCCTACCGAGTTGCCGAACTGCGGCATCGAATAGCCGCCGATATCCATGTTGGAGGTCTGGCCGTAATCCGGCGTCGATCCGAATCGGTCCATCAACCCCTTGCCGACGCCGACGATACCCTGCGCCATCTTGGTGGGGTCGAAGCTGGCGCCCTGATCGCGCGGAGCGCTGGGGGCACTTCCGGTGCGCGGCGCCGATGCATGGATCGCCATCTCGGGAATCCAGCCCACACCGCCGGCCCATGGCGTCCCGGCCACGCCGCCGCCCGATGCGCGGCGCACCGAATCGTCAGTCGCGCCCTCAAGATCAATATAGCGCATGCCGTCCACGCCGTGCTGGACGTGCTCGGGCTGATCCTTCTCGACATCCTGCGCCATCAGGCCGATGTGCAGCTGCGGCGATCCCTTGTAGCGGTACCGGTAGATTTTCTGGCCGTCGTTCGTCTCGCCGATATGCTCGATGTCTTCCTTGGCGCGGCGATCCGACAGGAACATGCCGGCTGCCGAGAGCCCGAGGCCCGCCCACTGCGCGGCCTGATTGGGCGGCGGCGCCGTCGTGCTGCCAGACGAGGTCCCGCCGAGCGCTCCGCCGACGCCGGTACCGATGCCGGCCAGCCACTGGGCCTGCTGATACGGGTAGGCCTGCTGCTGCTGATACTGCCCATAAAGCGCGTTGAGGTTCGCCTGCTCGGTCTGCTGCTGCAGCGTACCGGCCGAGAGTTGCGCGCCGGCCCCCTGCAGAGCGGCCGACTGCCCGGCCACGCCGTAATTCGCCAGAGCGTTTGCGCCCGCGATGCCGGTCTGCTGCTGGGCCTGCGCGGCCGACAGTGCCTGCTGGTAGTTCTGCTGATTGAGGCCGGCGACCGTCGAGGCCATGGTGCGGCCCTGCTGACCGGCCAGAATGCCGCGCGCCACGCCCGTCGCATTGCCGCCCAGCGCACCCTGCGCGATCTGGTTTCCGGTCAGCGACGCCTGCGCGGTCTGATTCTCGTGACCCATCTGCGCCAGCGTCGCGTCGATGACGGACTGCTGGTACGGGTTCATGTAGTTCTGGATTTGGCCGCCGGTGATCGGCGCCGAGGACGAGGTAGCCTGACCGGCCGCCTGCTGAATGTAGGGCGACGCATAGCCGGCATTAGCGTTGATGCCGCCGATTCCTGCCTGCTGCTGCGAATTGATGCCGGCCGTCAGATCGCCGGAATACGCCTGATAGGGCGTCGATGCCACGCCTTGCGCGCGGGAGAGCAAGTCACGATAGACCTGCATGGCCTGCGGATCAGCCGAGGTGGAACTGGATGTGGAAGTGGTGTTGGAGCCTTTGCCCATGGGTCTCTTTCATCGATCAGCGTGACCAAATGTTAAGACCCAGCGGCGCGCTCGGACGTTTACCGAGCCACCCTTACTACGTTCTGGCGAAATCACCAAACATCAGTTTGGCCGCTGTCTCATACGCCAGAGCGGCGGCAGCCAGATCATCGAAAAACCCCAGCACCTCAGTTTTACCATCTCGGCAAATCCGGGCTCGATATTTCCCGCATTTCGCATCGAACGACACCCCCTTGGTTTTTAAGACGTTGTCGACTCGGACAGGGGTGTTCATCTTATTTTGAGAACGCGTCGCTGGCCTCAAATTCTCTATTCGATTGTCTGATTTAATCAGGTTCTTATGATCCAAGTCATCCTCAGGCCACACGCCATGAACGTACAGCCAAGCTAGGCGGTGTTCCAGATAAAGCACCCCATCGATCCCAATAGATCGATATTCCTTTGGCCTTACCCCTCCTGCCCGAGCGCCAACAACTCCACGTTGCCCCATACGAGCGCGCCATGTAAAGATGCCCGTCGCGGGACAATACAGCAGAACTTCGCGAAGCCTCTCCGGCGTAAGAGAACATGTTGCCGTCACACCGGTACCATTAGAGTTTTTGGCTGATGCAAAAAGTACCCACCGACCGGTTCACCAAGCTGCCTGCGATACAACTCTAATTTGGCCTTGGTGCGCTCGTTGGCCACCACGCCGATGCACAACGGAATCTTGATCTCGTCCGAGCAGCGTACGGCAAACCGGATCAGGTCCTTGGCGTGGGTCGACCGGCGATAATCCGGCCGCACGAAATTCAAAATTTCTTCAAGGCACCAGTCGTCCGTGTACCAGAACTGGGCGATCAGCAGCATGATGATGCCCTCGATCCGGCCATTGCCGACAGCACCGATGATCACGCCGTCCCGGTTGAACGCCCGGTCCACCATCGCCTCGACCTTGTTGGGCGCGAGAGAGAATTGGCCGTTCTCCTCGTGGTTCTGGCGACAGACTTCAAGGATGGTGGCCCTGTCGGCCGGCACGGCCTTGCGCACGGGAAGTGTCGTCAGCATCAGTTCACCTCTGAGGCAGGCTTCGCCTTGGTGTTCTGCTCGATGATGGTATCGAGCGCATCGCGCACCAGCTGGGCGCAGTGTAGGTCCATGCGCAGGTTGGCGCTCAACTGCTCGTCGATCACGACACCGCCGTTTTCGGGGTCGCCCTCGACGAGAGCGGCCGGCAGGAAGTTCGCTGTCGTGAATGCGATGTTGACGACGCCATTCAAAAAACCTTGGACGGCAACGCCGGTCACGAAGATAACCGGAGGACGCGTGAGATCGGACATGGGTTAATCCTGTGCTGGAGGGGCGAGCCCCTTGAGAGTTTCTATCAGCTTCTTTCGCTCGGTGGTCTGCCAGTTGTCCAACACCTTGTGGCCGACATCAAGGCTATCCCAGCGGTCGAGGATGTCGGCCGGGCTCACCACGAACTCACCATCGGCGGCGTGGATCGGTACCGGACTCGCCTTTAGCTGGCGCATCAAGGACGGCTTGCTCTTGGGGAACATCCTCGCCAGCTTCTGGAAGCCGGCCATGGTGTTGCCTTCTCCCATGCCGCTGCAGTGGTCCGCCGTGAGCACATAGGCGCCGTCCGGCACCTCCATCGGCACCTTATCTGCGCGACCGCCGGTGTGCCCAGTGATCGGCCCCACATGCACCTTGCCGCCGGCAGCGCGCTTCTTACGCTTCAGCTGGCGAGCGATGGTGAGGGCTGGGATGCTGGATGAGTTGATCGGCATCAGAACGCCGCCACGGCTACACGACGCCAAGTAGCACTCGCCACGCAGAGGTATAGGAACCCCGCATCTGCCGCGACCTGCCCCGCCGTCCCGGGCGAGGTGGAGGTCGCCGGCACCGGCACCAAGTTCAACGAATGCTGTGCGAGCAGCGCCTGATAGATCAGACCGAGATACTGAACACCCTGCGCCTGCGTGGTGTTGATCGTGTCGAGGTCTGCCGAGGCCATTACCGTCTCCCGGTCGGGGAATACCTGAACCTGACATAGCCCAAACGGGAGAAGCTGCCAATGTCATTCCCCGAGACCGTGATGCTGACCAGCCCGCCACGGAAGCGCGTCGAGATATACTCGGTGGTCTGCGTCACCACATAAGGTCCGTACTGAATCGGGGTGTCACCCGGAAACTTCACCACGTTGAACGTGATCTGGATTTGCGCGTTCTGCGCCTGCCCGAACAATCCGAACTTGAAGTCCGGCCGCACCTGATCGATAGCCGGGTATTCCTCGCCCTCCGCGATCTTGAAATAACCGGTCGTGTAAGACCACGACATCGGCTGACCGGCAGCGTCGAAGCCGGTCTCGTGCTGATAGATCACGCCGCCCGGGATGCAGGCCAGCGGTGCCCCAAACACGTTCTGATCAATCCACGCCGAACGTGGCAGGTACCCGTAGTCCCACGGCGAGCCCGGCTCGGAGATGTTGTATTTGACATAAGCATCGTTCTCGCCGTTGGCGCTCGCCATCGTCGGAAAAAGATACCCGACCTCATTGAAGGCCGTGTTCGGCATAGCACGGACATTATCGATGAAATCGAGGTTGAGGTTCTGGAAAACGAAGTCCCAGACCGGGCACGGCACCACCTCGCAACCGCTGCCGGCATAACGATAGAAGTTCGACTGTCCCATCCAGTGCACGCCGCCGCGCAGCTGCTGAACTGCATGCAGGCTGGCCGCGCCGGCACCGGCGCCGATCTTGTTGAAGCCGTAGACGTTCGGGAATCCGATGAAATTCATGATCCAGAGGTCGAGATCGGTCCAGATCAGATTCTGGTTCGACACCGCCATACCGGCGACAATCCGCGACCCGATGGGGATGCGGAAGTTGCGGGCCAAATTGGTATCGCTTGGAACCCAGTCGAAAAAGTTTCCACTGTCGGACCACTGCACCAGCATGGGGTCTTGCAGCACCCCGATCACTTCCGAGATCGTCGACCCGAACGCGATCAGAATTTGCGCCGACGTCGAGACGAACATCCCGGTGTTGAATAGAGGCCCGGAGGAGATCAGCGACGCGTTGAGGAATCCACCGGTCGGGTCCCAGTAATAGATGCCGCCATCTTTCGGGCACGCCAGAAGGATTTGCCCCCAATTGTCGGTCGTCCAATCCGAGGCAGAGATCGGCGATCCGGTCTGGACAGGCTGCACCACGCCGGTGCCGTAGCCGCCAAGGCCATAACCACCGAGGCCATATCCTATGCCGCCCGCCGGAGGCCCGAGCGCGATGTAATAGACCAACTGCGCATCGCCGCCGTTCATGTCGAACGAGCCCGAGGCGGTCGCCTGCCTGTTCACCTGAATGAAGAAATTATCCGTGTCCGTGATGGTCGTAGCGACGTACAGTCCATCAATCGTAATGCCGTTCCCGGTTGTCGGAATCGGAAACACGATTGTGTTGTCCGGCGCCGTCACCAGCAGACCATGGTCATCCAGCGCCGCCGACACGTTTGCGCTATCGAGCGTCGTCGTGAACTCCGGCACCGCGCCGCCGTTCGCCACCGTGGCGGTTGCATCCATCACAGCTCGGATCGTGTACGACGAAGCGCCGACAATCGTCTCAATAGGGTAAAGGCCAGACAGGATGATGCCGCCAACCGACACCGGGGTGTTGAAATAGACCGAGTCGAACGCGGTTACGTTCAGGATGTTGGGGTCATTCACCTCGACAAGCGGACTGCCGATGGTTGTCGAGAAGTCAGGCGAGAAGTCAGACAGAAATTGCTGCGGCGTGATGTCGATGAAGCTGCCCTCGGTGATAACCCCCAGCTCCGAGGTGGTGCCGACCGCCAGATGGTTCGTCTGATTGAGGTCCTGCCACGCATGGAGATCGCGCGGCACCCCGCCAACGGCCAGCGGATAGAACTGATCCCAGCCACCATACTTCTGCGCCAGACCATCCCGGAATCGGATCAACTGGCTGGCCGAATAGCCGGCCTCGTTCAATGTCGGGGTGCGCTCGACATTGACGCCCGGGATCAGTTTAACGGCGCTGAAGGGCATTTCTCACCTTACGTCTTCACGACCCAGATGCCAGTCACCTGCGACGGCTGTACGATAGGTGTCACCACTTGCGTCACGTTTCCGTTGAGGCGCGTGTTACCGCTTGGAGCTGGCAGCGTAACTTTAAGTTGGGTGATAGCAATAGTTGCCGGCGCAATAATGAAATTGCCTCCGGCCTGAACGCCTATACTTCCGTTATTGTAAAGAAGATCAATGCCTGGGATTGTATCCAGCGCGATTGGTGTGCCCGGCGCAATACCGCCCAGCGGAAGGATCGCATTCGGCAATTGATTCTGTGCAAACAGATAGCTTTGCTGGCCGCCGGCCGCACCCACCACCTGCCCGTCGATGCCTGAACCCGCCACCGTGATGCGTGTTCCGGTGCCGTCATATGCGAGCGGAACGCGCCCGCGAAGGTCAGGCGTCGCCGACGTCGTCGTCCCGTTTCCGCCGAACTTGGCCAGATATTTCCGACCCAGATAGGGATAGTCGGACCAGTTGAACACGACGCCATCGGCAAGCAGGTATGGCTTGACCGTGCAGGCCGTCACCCATGCCGGAATCGCCTGCTCGCCGCCCCAGAACTCCAGCGCGCCGACGCGGCCGAGATTGACGAAACGCACATTGGCGCCGTCGTTGTAGACCTCAACGCGAGAACCCTGCTCGGTGGCGATGACCTCGGTGGCGGTGACGCCCTGAAACGACAGCACGAAAGCACCGAAGGTGAGGTTCTCGATGATGTAGCTACCGGGTAGCGGCAGCGTGACACGCACATCGCCCGTAAGCGTTCCCGTGAACCGCAGCACCTTATTCTGTGACTGCACCGGCCCCGGGCTCGGCGTGATCGCACCGGCAGGCGCCGTGAGCGTCACCGGCGCATTGGTGACGCCAATCGTCGCCACACCGGCGAGCATGCCATCGATAGCCACGAAGTCTGGGTTCAGGGCGGCCGATCCCCACGTATCGACGAGGTCGCCGGTGTTCGGGACGATGAGTCCCGTGTTGACTGTATTCGGCACGGCTTATGTCCTCGGTGGAGTTGCGAGAGGGTCCGGCTCCTTCGACGACCATCCTTCGGAGCCGAACTTCTTTCGGGTCTCCTCAATCTTGGCGGACGTCAGCAGCTTCGTGACGTGCGTCTCCCACGTCACACCGGCCTGCGGATTATCGCCTGCCGCAGAGAAGTTCAGCTGGTATCCGGCAGCCATCACGAGTGCGGCAGCCATGAACACGTCCGGCAGGAATTGCGTCAGGAACGTCGTCTGATTGGATGCCGATAGCGGTGCCGGGCGGATCGTTCCGACAACCTCGACGGTGTAGGACTGATCCGGCCATAGACCGACGATCCATTCCTGCTGGCTGATCGGTGCGAATCGTGTAGGTACCCCGGCCGGCGATGCGCTCGGGAAGGCGACATCCAGAAACTCCTTCGACACCGGCAGCATAGGAACACGGGTACCTTCATCTGGGGCGGTCACACTGGATGGAGTGATCACATTCAGCTGCTCGACGACCACGAAGGTGCCTGAGCCGGTCGGCAGCGTGAAGTTTCTGTTTCCGGCGATCAACGGTGCCGTCGCTCTTACTCGCGTCGAGAGCAGGTCCAGCTCTCGATACAGGCGCTGTTCGGCGTCGTCGATGATATTCGGCAACGCCTGCACGTAGCCGCCATCATCGACCGGTACGACGATCATATTCGCCAGCGAAGTCGTGAACGTCGAGTATGTCAGCGCCATTCGATCCCCCCGCCGCTAGAACGGCGCCCCCGCCGCATGCATGGCGTTTGCTGACGCCGTCGCCAACGCGGCCATTCCGGTGTCATTGAAATGCGTTCCAGCAAACCCGCTACAGTCGGACCGACGATTACCTGTTCCGAGACTATCCGCATCCGCGCCTTGTTTCCACGAACTTGTTCCCCATAGCCCCGATTGCGCGTTTTGGATGGTAGTGGAGACCGCATTGACCCCAGCGCCGGTGCAAAGCCACGTCTCCTTGTTGAGAAACGCATAACCGGAGAAACCACATCCTTGCGCCGTTGTCAGGATGTCGTTCATATTTGCCTGATACTGCGACAGCGTTACACCCGAGCTGCCGTCATTCTCTCCATTCATCACGTAGAGCGCGAAGGTCACATTCGTAGTTCCGGGCGTGATACCCTTAGCAGCCAACTGGCGCATGATGGCGCAAACGCGATTGCCATAAGTCGCACCCGATACCCACTGCGAGGATTGGGTGCTTCCGATATTCAGTGGCGCCAGATAAACCTGATTGAACGTCGCGGCCGGAACCGTGCCGCCACCAGAAATAAAAATATCTGCAATCCGAGCCCAGATGCTGCCGCATGCGCCGATGGTCGCGCACGTCGTGCCTGTGCCGCCGAATGACAGATAGGCGAATGCGGAGCCTAGCGGAGGGTCTTGCCAGTTATAGATACCACCGTCAGAGACGTTGACGTTATGGATTGCTGATGCGTTTGTCGGAACATAGGCGGAGGGGGCAACTGCTTGGCCTTGGCTTTGTCCGATCCCGATCAAGACGAGATTTTTAACCGACGTATTGACGGTTTGACTCGCCCGCAACGTACGCGTTCCGAGGAACGTCTTGTCATAATAAGCAGTATTGCACTGCCAGAGACCAATCGCGCAGGAAAACACCGCATCGGTAAGAGCGTTTGGATCAGGTTGGTTAGCGGCAGAACGCTGCGCCGCCGCAGGCGACGACAGCAACGCCGCCAGAATGGAAAATCCGGCGAGTAATCGCCTCAGAACACCCATTGCGACTCCATCACGCTGTCTCCGGCTGTGCCGCCGAAGAACGTGTTGGCGGAGCCCGAGTTGACCTGCTGGGCCTGAACCCAACCGAATCCGAGTACCGGCACCTCTCGGGAGAATGCCACCGACGCGATATCAATAATCGCGCCGCCGCCGGCATTGTTGTTGATGACGAGACCGCGCGTCGATTTCGTGGATTGAACAGTCGTCGAGTTCAGACCGAACTGAACCCACGCGGAGCCACCGCCCGCCACCACTTGGATGCGCTGGGATAGAAAGCTGGAAAGCGGCGTCGTGCCATTGCAGCTCACCACGCTCACTCGATAAGTCGAGCTGTTATCAAGCGGCCCCGATGCCGGCGCCGTCCAACTCGCCTTAGTGTCGATCACGGTCGGGTAGATGTTCTGCGGATTGTAGAGATTGCAGAGGCTAATGTAGGCGTCACCGGCGGCCGACGCCGCGCTACCGATACGGAAATCAACCGTTCCGGCAGATGCGCCGATCAAGGCAGTGCCGACCTGCGTGCACTGATTTATCGCGCAAGTGATGGTGGTCGAGGCCCCGGTGCGGCACGTCATCGACGCGGAGTTCGTCGGCAGCCCGAGATACATCGCAATCGAGGCGCTGCGCGCTGATGTTCCGGCGCCGCTATTCGAATATGCGGGACCCGTGCACAGAACGGGAGAACCAGCGTTCAGACCGACGAATACGTCATATAGAGTATTCGCGGTCCAGTTGGCCGAACTGTTCAGAAACAGCGTCAACCCCACCGTATCGGTAGCGCTGGACGTAAACAGGTAGTTGCGGATGTTCGTGCCATTGTAAATTGGCACAAAGCGTCCGGTGCCAACCGGCGCATAATAGATGTTCAGACCACCGGCGACATCCGAGTTCATGACCGGAACGCCACTGCTATACGTGATGCGCCCCTGTGGGAGAACCGGCGTCTGTGTTCCGATGGTGCACGTCACGGTGCACGGACCACCATAGAGGGAATCGTCGGTCGCGACGCTCGTGACCGTACCGGCGCCGCCGGCCGTCGCCCACGATGGGTTAGCGGCCGGGCCGCCGGACTGCAGCAACTGCCCCGCGCTACCCGGCGCGAGCGACGCCCATGAGGCCGCCCCACGATAGATGACGCTTCCCTGAGTGGTGCCGAACAGCTTATCGAGCACCGCCGTGATCGTGTTATCGGCCGGTACCGCGACGCCGCCGCTGATGTTGGACTTGATTGTGCCGTCCGCCATCGTCGCCATATCGGCGTTCACGACAGCTCCGAAGGTTGGCGCACCGACCGCATTGCCATGCAGCACCGTCGTGGTGGTGCCGAGCGAGCCGAGCGTCGCTGGCGCGGCACCGGCGCCTCCGCCGAGCATGATCGCGTTGGCGGTGAGCAGCGCCGAGGAGGATTCCGCGCCCGTGCTGGAGAAATACGGGATGCCGCCGCTGGTGACCGAGGCCGGGAGCGTATAGGCACCCCATACTGGGGTTGCGGTGGCGCCGGACAGCAGCGGCAGGCGCGCGGTCGCGGTGCCGGCCAAAATCTGCATCTGCGAGGCGTTCGACCACACGATGCCGCCGTTGCTGGCCGTCAGCGACGCGTTCGAGCCGCCATTTGTCAGCGGCAGCGGGGAGGTGATCGAGACGACGCCGGCCGCACTGACCGAGATCGGCGCCGTTCCGGTGATCGCACCGCCACCCGACGACGTCACGCAGGTCGGGCAAGTCAGACCCCCGGTGGTCGCCGACAGCACCAACGGCGTCGAGGCGCCGACCGCGAAGGTGCCGGACATGTTCGGAAGGGTCAGCGTCGGCGTTCCGGCGGTCGCCTGTGCGGTTACGGTGGCGGTGCCACTAGTGACCCCAGCGAAACCGATGGTGCCCTGTAGGCTGCCCGGGACGCCGAGAACCGGCGTTGCGCTGGCCGTGACCGTATTGGCGGTGCCGGAGATCAGCAGCGTACCGGCCACAGTCGTCGCCGGCCACGTCGCGGTCGACCACACTGGCGCAACCGAGGCGCCGGACCGCAGCATCTGGCCGGCGGTCGCGGTGCCGGACAGGATCGCCAGATTGGTGGGGCCGGAATAGACGATGCCGCCATTGGAGGCCGTCAAGCTCGTGTATGGCGCATCTATCGAGACGACACCGCCGCCACTCACGCTGATCGGCGCGCTGCCCGTGATGGCGCCGCCACCGCTGGAGGTCACGCAGGTCGGGCAGCTGATCGTCCCGGTCGCGGCCCCGATCAGAAGGGGGCCACTCGCGCTGCCCACCAGCGTGCCGGCGACGGTCGGCAGCAGGCTGACGGCCGAGCCGGCGGCGGCCTGTGCGCGCAGGATCGCGGTGCCGCTGGTGAGGCCCGCAAGGCCGAGCTGCCCGGTCGAGGTGCCCGGGATACCCAGCACCGGCGCGGTCGTCGCGACCGGGACCGCCGAAGCCGCGCCGGGGTTGCCCAGCACGGTACCGCCCGCGATGGCGCCGAGCGCCGTGGGTGGGATCGACTTCCAGCCGGCAAGCGCCGACGAGCCCGTGTCGTTGCCGCAGAACTTGTTGGCCGGCGCCGTGGTGCCGCACTGAGCCGAGGCTGCACCGACAGTCAGGATCGAAAGCGCGATGCCCGCGAGGATCGAGCGAAGCATATTCATTTACGAAGCCCCCAGAGTCCACTTGCCCAGTGCGCTCACCGGGCGGAAGAAATAGCCGCCATACGGCGACGTGATCGGCACCACCGCGTTGCCGTCCGCCAACTGGCCGCTCGTGAAGCTAACCGTGATGCCATTTCCGACATCATCGACCGTCCCGGCGATGTCCTTGATGAGCGGCTCGACCAGATACGTCGAGGCGGCGCCCATCAGGATATAGGTCGGCTCCGCGATGGTCTTGTTGACATAAATGCGACCGCCGACGTTCGGTACCGGATAGGGGTCGCCCGGCGTATTGTATTGGCCATTCCCGATGATGATCGGGATGGTCGTAACACCTGACAGCAACGCTGCCAGCAGCAACGATGGAATACGGTAGTTGACACCGTTCTCGACATTCCCGGGAGCGACGGTCTCGAACAGCTCCGTGCCGTCAAACGATCCGTTGAACAACGGCAGGTCGGTCATCTGACCGCCGTTGAAAATCTGCGGATTGATCTGCTGAAGAACTCCGGCCACTTCCTAACCCCTCAGTTGGTGTCGAAGTATTTCGAGACCTGCAGATATCGCGGACGGCCACCTTGCAGATAGCGCGGCTGGCCACCTTGTAGCAGGCGCGGCCAGTATTCGTCGATAGCATATGGCTCCGGCAGCGCCTTGGTCAGCGGCTCGGGATCGGCCGACAGGATAATGCTTCCAAGCTGGCGCTGCGGCGTGTCGAGGCATGGATCACAGACGTACAGCTCGATGGGCATCAGCTTGGTGCCGCGCCACTGCGCCTGATTCTGCAGGTCCTTCAGATTGGCGATGAAGCCGCAGCGCTGACACGTACCCCACCCCCTCGGAGACCGAGGGTTGGTGCGTGCCATCTTGGGATGCGGACGAATCGCCATCGCGGATCACCTCCGATAATACGTGGAGATGGTCGGAGCCAGCGTCAGTGGGACGTTTTCCACGTTCTGAGTTGCGGCTACCGTCCACGCCTCGGCGGCGTCCATCTTACGCAGCTTTTCCATCTCGGTGGTGCTGTAGACCCGGGCGAGACGATGCGCCAGTCCTGCGACGAACCAGTCCAGCCACAGATACGGGACGTCCGGCGTCTCACCGCCAGCGATATTAGCATCCTGCATCTGAACGCACTGGTAATAGGAGAGAGTGTAATTACCGGTCAGGTCCGGCACCGGCCACAGCGTGATCGTCGGAGCTATCAGGCGGTCATACCAGTAGCAGGTCGGGCGCCCGGGCGTCAGCTTGTTCGAGAACGACGCATACTCGGTCCGGCTCACCGGCGTGATGTAGAGATCGTTCTGCGCTGATGGCGTATTGGTGTTTTGCGTGATCCACGCGTCGAGGATCATCACCGTGCGGGGCGTCACCGTGTACGTCGTCTGACCATTGATCAGCGGCGTAGTGATCAGCTCCACCTTCCAGAGATTGATCTGCTTGTTGGCGGCGTGCGCCAACAGGAAGTTCAGCTCTCGGCGAGCCGTCTCCATGTGCTTGGCGAGGATCGACGGCGCGAAGACCTTGATACGCTCATAGGCGGCGAGAACCACCTCACCGTTTGACGCATTGAAATCATAGGTTCCACTTGATGCCATCACTCAATCCCGCGAATAATGGCGCTAAATATATCACAATCTAGCGCCAAAGCATCATTGCCACACCGGCAGAAATTTATTGATGATCAGGTACCCATTGGCCGGTCCAGAGTTATAGACGGCCGGCACCTGAGCCTCGACGCCGAGCTGAAAACCCATGAGGTAATTGCTCTGCGATACACCGCCGATACCGACCGAAACCAGATAATTGAAGATCTGTTTGAAGTCATAGGTAGTGGCCAGAACATTGCGCGGCACCGGAGTTGTGGCGCAGTTCGTCGTCGGGATGACGTGGACCTGCGCCCCTTGGATGCCGACCAGAGTTTCGCCGAGCCCCGTGAACGTGGTGCATGTTCGGCTGGTCAGCGCAGATGGAATGAGGTTGATCTGCGGAAATATTGATATCTCGGCGAGATACGCGCCGCCAGTGAACGTCGTCGAGACGTAGAGGTCGAACAGAATGTCGGACGAGCCCTCGTTCGCGACCTGCGTAAGATCATAGGTGGCGCCTACCGCCGTGAGCTGGCCCATATTCTTCGACGTCACCGACGACATTGCGCGGCTACTGACCGTCTGCGAGACCGATACCTGATAGGTGCCCGTGCCGCCGGCAGGCCCCGTCAACTGCGACTGGATCACCGTCAACGAGTCGACGCCGCTGAAACCGCCGCCGAACGGCGTGTAGATGATCTGCCCCGCCGCAAGCGCGCCGCTCTGCACCGACGTGACGGTCAGTGTGGTGCCGGTGATCGACCCCGTGTATTCGGCGACGTGATCGAACCATGGCCCGTCGATCTTGTAAGGATTACCGCCGGTCTCGCTGCGCCCCCAAACGACTTCCGGGTACCCGAACGCGAAGCCACCGCAGCCGGTGCAGTTGCTTGGCCGAGGGAATGCCCAATCGATTCGAGTGTTGCTCGGAAAGATGTTCGGCTGGATCGTCACCGACATCACGAAGCTTGCGCCGCTGACGAGGTTGCCGGTGCCGAATGTGTTGTTGAGGCAGAACATGCTGCCCCAAGGAAACACGGTGCCGAACGCCTGCGCGGCGCAAAGCTCCGACTGTCCTGACGCCACCACACGAGATGATGTGGTGCCGTTGCGGCCGGCATGCGCAGGAGAAATTAAGAGGAGTGCCGAGGTTAGAGCGGCAATGATGAAGCCGCGCATCAGTATGTGATTTCCGCGTAGCCGCTGCCGCCTTTACCGCCGGTCGCGTTCGCGCCGCCGCCGCCGCCGCCCTGTCCGGTGTTAGCAGCGCCGGCAATGCCCGTCACACCAGCGCCGACCATTGTGCCGTTGACGGACAGCAACGTGCCTCCC